TCAGCGGGACTTCGCCTGCTGACGCTTCACATGGGCGAGTATCGATTGCTCGTTGAGCGCGCCACGATCGACCAGCACGCTGTCGAAGGCACGTGTGGTCCGGGAAACCGTAGCAGATTCTTGCGAATAAGCCGCCGCATATTTGGACGATGGTGTCGGCACGCGCAGATAATTGCCGCCGGGCGCCGCCGGCTCTCGCATGAAGTTTCCTTCGGGACGTTCAGCCAGGAACGGACCGATTTCCGGCAGGATCGCAAATTGTTCGAACGCTGGCGCGGGACCATTGACCAGCGGCATGGCCTGCAGAGCCGCATTCTTCCTGGAACCGACCAGCGCCGTCTGCGTCGAACCGCTATAGTTCGGATTGGAGGCAGGAGCCGGCACGAAGTTCGGAGAGGCCGAAGCCACCATCACGCCCGTTGCGATCTGCCCTTCCGGCGCAACACCCGGCGAGCGCGAGCCCTTCGGAATATAGGACGCCATCAGATAGGGCATGTCGTGACCGTCAAGCGGGGCGCGGCCGGCATATTGCACCCGCACATTCGCCGTACCTGTCGCCTTCATGTCGAGAAGATCGGCCGTCTTGCTGGAAACGTCGATCAGGCGGCCTTCGTGGAAAGGTCCGCGATCGTTGACGCGCACCAGAACCGACGCGCCATTTTCCGTGTTGGTGATGCGCGCATAGCTCGGCAGGGGAAATGTCGGATGTGCGGCAGAAAGATGTTCTTTGTCGTACACCTCACCATTCGCCGTCAGGCGGCCATGGAAGGCGGAACCGTACCAGGAGGCAAGACCGGTCTTGTTATAACCCGGCTCTTCTTTCGGAAAATAACGACGGCCTTTGACGGTATAGGCATTACCGATCAGCTCGCGCCCGCCGCCCTTGGGAATGCTCTTGCCATCGGCAACGCGCGGGCTGGCTTTGACGCCATATTCCGATTCAGAGAAATATTCCTTGCTGCGCTTGGGCTTAGGCTTGGTCTCGGTCGTGGTGGAACACGACGCTGTCGCAGCGCAAAGCACGGAAATTGCAAGCCACTTCGCACCCGATCTGGTGCTGATGCCGAGTTTCTTGACCGTAGAATTCAAATCGTCTGCCCCACGCTGCTATTGGCTCGGAGAACCGCACCCTCACTTGCCTCGATGAATTGCCCCTGCCATCGAAGCACCTAACAGTCGCTTAATCTTGTGCATAACGTGGCGAAAATGCGAACGACTTCTGCAAATTCGATAAAATTGTAATGAACGTGGTTAATGATTTATCTCTTTTTGGGCGCTTGAAATCGACTGTTGACGCTCGTCCGCGCCTTCTCCCACATTCGAAATAACGGAACAAAGGCAGTGTGGCCGCGTTTCTTCCCCGCAAACAAACAAGCTTCCGCCGGTTTTTCGGCTGAGGGAGGAAACCATGATCAAGTCAATAAAAGCTACAGGTCTGGCGCTTGGCATCGCCTTGGTATCCATCGCCGCGCCGATCCCGGCAGGAGCGCAGGACATGGAATTAAGGATCGGTCCGGACGGCGTGCGCCCGGTCATCCGCGATCGAGATCGCGACAGAGACGTTGACCGCCGTGGTCCGCCCCGTATGCGCGGCTGCAGCGAACGCGAAGCTCGCGCCGCCGCCCGTGAGGCTGGCCTGCGAGATCCTGAAGTCGTGCGCGTCACCCCCGGCCGCGTCGTCGTTCAAGGCTTCACCCGCCGAGGGCCGGATCGCATCACCTTCGCCAACGAACGGGGTTGCCCCGAAATCTGATCAAATGTGAAATCTGGAGCCCGCCGAAAGGCGGGTTTCGTCGTTGTGGGTAATATCAACGCAGCCCTGACCAAACGACGTGGCCCGGATCGGTAATCGTTCCGCGTTTTTTAAATGGTCATTTTTGAGCTGAATGGCAGATGGGGTGTCTGTCACGTTTAAGCGCCTACTGCGTTGAAATTGGCTCTAAAATTTTTTGGTCATTTTGAAATGTACCCGGTTTTATACCCGGGAATATTTTTCAGTTTTTACGACGCCTTTTTCAGCCTTCCCACGGTCTGTCGGCTGTCCTGCCATCCCTTAATGTCAGCGACGGTCCATCGAACGCATCGTTCTCCCAGCTGGCGCGGACGAGGAAAGTCGCCGTCGTCCATCCAGCGGTACAGCGTTGACGAGCCGACCTTCACCATGGCGAGGACTTCTTTTAAGGACAGATACGCGTCAAGCGCGATTAGGTTTTGTGCGGGGTTGTCGGACATCGGTACGCTCCAAGCAAAATCATGGCACCGGCGAGAGGCATCGCCGAGTTGGAACTATCCGCGGGAACAATATGGGAACATATGGGACGTTATGTCAAGCCACGGGAACTATAGTTGGAGAATAATTAGCCAGACGACGAGTACCACCGTCGCGACAGCCACCACCCTGCCCTGCGGCTTCGCCGCCTCCCTAATATGCCTTGCTCTAGGTCTCGTCATGTCGGCGTCTCCCGATCTCCGCGTGACGGAGGCGAAATGCCTTCAGGATAATTTCAACGATGATAACACCGCCGATACCGGTAATGAAACCGCCAACACTGGCGGATTGTTCCTCAGCCACGCTCATGGGCCCGAAGATGAAGTGAAAGAACTTTGTCCCCAGCGGGCTGAGATAGTAGGCCGTCAGTGCGCCGACGAAGAGCTTGCGGGCGCTGGCCCACCAGCCTGTCCATTCCATCGCGACGGAAACGGCAGATCCCGCGATGCCTGCCAGAGCGAGCTTTGCCTCGGCAGAATTCCACCAATCCCAAAAAGACATCAGCCTTCTTTCTTCACCGCACGAATGACCGTGTTTCCGCCCATGTAGAGGCCGGTATAAATCGTGAAAATGCCAAGGAAGGTCGCGAGGTCAAGCCCGACCTCAATCTGGATGCCCGTGCCGGTCGCCCACAGGAGCGCATTGAGCAGCGGCCGGACGATAACGAACCACGCGATGCAGACCAGCATGAGCCACATGCCTGCGGGCCGCCAGAGCCAGCCGAAGGACGTATCCTTGTTCATCTCGGCCAGCATGAGGCGGTTCGCCTCTTTCTGCTGCTCGACTTCGGCGAGGATCAGTGCCGGCGCGATGGGCTCGACCTGGCTTACCGCCTCGTCCAGCGTGGATTGCGGCAGCGTGGGCAGCTCGTCGACCGTGACGCCGGCTTGCTTGGCAATCGCGTCGATCACAGTGCCGCCGATCTCACCCGCGACGCCACCCACCTGCTTCTCAAGGATGGTTTTGACCGTGGAAGCGCCGACGCGCAGCGCAGCGCCGATCAGGATAGATGCGAGCGCGCTCATGCCGCCACCTCGTTGTAGGCCTCAACGCGAGCATCGGCGGCGCGCTTCTTGGCGATGAAGATAACCGTTGCAACGGCACCGGCCGCCACAATGGCGACGAGGATCCAGACTGTCGTTGCATCTGTCACGGTGGAAGGCTCGACCACGGACGCGGCCGCTGGCGCCGACGCCGCGGTGGCGCTGGTGGTGGCCGCCTTCTTTGCCGAGCTGGCCTGCTTCGCCGACTGCGTTGCTTCCGTCTTGATCTTGCCGCTTACCTGCGACGGGGAAAGGCCCATTGCCGCGAGAGCCATAGCGACGCCGCGCGCCTCGATGTCAGCGACGCGACGTCCCCATCCCTTGCCGAAGGTTTTCCAGATCTTGAGCGACTGCATGAAGGACAGGCGAGCGCGGCAGATTTTCTTAACCGTCTCGCTGTGGTCATTGCTACCGGCGGAGGCGAGGAGCCATTTCCGCCCACGGGAAACGCCCGAATTGACCGAGGCGTCGTAAACAGCCAGGTCAACGCCGGGGAACAGCTTGTCAGCGCCGCAAGCGAGCCAGAACTCGCTGCGATAGAACTTGAGAGCCTGTGCCATGGTGATGTTACGCACCGGCGTCCGCTTCATGCTCATCTTGTCTTGATATTGGTGCCAGCGGATTTCGGTGATGCCGTACATCGTCTTGCCGCCGGGATCGTCGGGATGGTCGCTCCATCCCCCTTCCCACTTGCCTGTGACGGCTTGGCAAATCTCGAATCGGTCAGTCATGGGTGCGCTCCAAAATCAGGGGCCGCACTCATGCGCTAGCGATGTGTTTCAATATCATGCGCCAGTTGTTGCAACAATCCGCCAAATCCAGTATTTAGAGAGCAGATGCGCATGAGTGCTGTTTGATCCTGAACCGGAGACATCACTCATGACCAAGACTGTGGTTGCCTTTGGCGATCCGAAAGCGCAGAAAAAGTGGTCTGGCGCGCTCTTCATCGACATCACCAAGAAAAGCTATTGGGACCGTAAGTTTATCGGCACGTCCGATGAATATGCGATCCAGCGTCTGACCGACCTCGAGTCGGAAGCGGGCGACCAGATCAGCTTCGACTTGTCGGTGCAGCTCCGCAACCGCCCGACCTATGGCGACCAGCGCCTCGAGGGCAAGGAAGAAAGCCTTCGCTTCTTCACCGACCAGATCAAGATCGACCAGATGCGCCACGGCGTCTCTGCTGGCGGCAAGATGAGCCGCAAGCGTACCGCCCACAACATGCGCCAGGTCGGCAAGAACCGCCTCTCCGACTATTGGTCGAAGTTCAACGATCAGATGATCTTCATCTACATGTCCGGCGCACGCGGCATCAATGAAGACTTCATCGAAACGACGGCATGGGCTGGCCACGCCGAGAACCCGATAGAAGCGCCCGACGCAGATCATATCCTTTACGGCGGCGATGCGACCGCTAAGGCAAACCTCGATTCGGCGGACATCATGTCCCGCGCTGTGATCGAGCGCGCACAGACCAAGGCCCGCATGATGTCGGCCAAGGATCCGAAGAACGCCAACATGATGCCCATCATGATCAATGGCGAAGCGCACTACGTCTGCGTCATGAACCCCTTCCAGGAATATGACCTGCGCAACAAGGATCAGGGCGGCTGGCTCGAAATCCAGAAGGCCGCCGCGGCTGCCGAAGGACGCGCAAGCCCGATCTTCAAGGGCGGCCTCGGGATGATCGGCAATACGGTCCTGCACAGCCATGAATGGGGCATTCGCTTCAACGACTACGGCGCTGGCGGCAATGTCGCCGCTGGTCGCGCGCTCTTCATCGGCCGTCAGGGCGGTGTCATCGCCTTCGGTTCCGCCGGCGGCTTCCGCTACACTTGGACGGAAGAAACCAAGGACCACGGCAATGAGCCGGTCGTTGCTTCTGGCGTCATCGCCGGCGTCAAGAAGACCCGCTTCAACGGTCGCGACTATGGCGTGATGTCGATCGACACCGCAGCCGTCGATCCCAACGCCTGATGACCTGCCCGGGGTTCGCCCCGGGCTTTATCCGCTTCGCCACCGCGACACGAACTCCAAAGGAACACGCTCATGACGCTCATTCTGAGCAAATATGCCAAAGGGACCGAACCCCTTTCCTACCCGTCCACGGCTGGCGAAGCTGTTGCCATCCGCTTTTCGCACCAGCTCACCGCCGCGCCCGCCGCTGGTGACATTCTCGAGTTGGCCTGCATCCCGTCCAATTGCCGTGTCGCAGAAATCATCGTCGATATGGATGATCTCGACACCAACGGCGCTCCCACCGTTCTTTTCGACGTGGGCATCATGAGCGCAACGTTTGGTCTGGAAGATAACGCCCGCACCTGCGGCGCGGAATTCTTCTCCGGCTCCAATCTGGCGCAGGCAGGCGGCGTCGCTCGTCCGACACTGAAGACCGCATACCGCACCACTGCCTCAAACGTGGATCGCGGCATCGGCGTGAAATTCACGACGGTCGCGGCCACCTTCGCTCCGGGTATTATCGGGCTGACTGTTTTCCTCACCAGCGAGTAAGCCCCTCAAGGCTGGATGTGGCAAGGGGCTTCCAAGCCCCTTTTTCTTTCAAGGAGTGAACTATGAAGACTGTCATCGAATGCACGCTGGGCGCAACGGAACAGACGGTGGGTGGCATCACCTATAGCTTCGACCGCGACACGCATGGCCGTTTCGTCAACGAGGTGAACAGCGTTCTGCATCGCTCGATCTTCCTCAACGTCACCCATTACCGCGAGGTCCCGCTCGATCCGCCTCCGCCCGAGGACGATCAGGAAATCCCCGCATTCCTGTCCGGACAGGGCGGCACCGGCGAAGGTGAAGGCACTGGCGACGACGCAGGCGATGACGACGGTTCCAGCTCCGAGGGAGATGGCGCCGGGGAAGGTGAAGGCACCGGCGACGATGACGGCTCGAACGCTGGCGACGAAACCAATGCTCTCGACGGCGACCAACAGGCAGTCGGCGAGGCGGACAAGCAGCCCGAGCAGGCACCCGTAGCCGCTCCCGCCAAGAAGGCCACCAACAAGAGCAAGTAAGCCATGCCGAAGGCGAGTGAAGTGATGAAGCGCGCCAGCGTCCTGCTGTTGGACGAAGACAATGTTCGCTGGCCGCTTTCCGAGCTTGCCGACTGCATCAATGATGCGGTTAAGGCCATTGTCCTTGCCAAGCCCTCGGCATCGGCAAAGACTGCGCAGTTCTCGCTCGAGCAGGGCACCTATCAGAAGATCCCCGAAACGCTCGATAGCGTCACGCCGCTCCAGCTCCTCGGCGTGAACCGGAACATCATCGACACGGTGAAGAACCTCGGCGGCCGAGCGATCCGCACCGCGGCGCGCGCCATGCTCGATTCGCACGAGCCGAACTGGCACAATCCCGCCTACGTCCCCTTCACCAAGGAAGTGCGCCAGGTCATCTTCGACGAGAACGTGCCGCTGGAATTTGCATGTTACCCCGGCAACGATGGCAATGGCATCGTCGAAGTCGCTATTTCCTACCTCCCGGCGAAGGTCACGCCGATCCCGAACAAGGATGTCGAGAAGCTCGAGGCGTGGGACGTCGAAATCGGGCTTCCGGAACCCTACACCGTGCCGCTGATCGACTATGCACTGTTCAAGGCATTCTCCAAGGATGACATCGCAGGCGATCCGACCAAGGCCATGACGCACTATCAGACCTTCGCCACCGCTCTTGGCATCAAGGTGCAGGGCGAGGCCTCCTCCAATCCGAACAGGAGGCGGTGATGCGCGACATCGACGACATGCTGCCCCATGTCCTGCCCTATGTCCCGAACTGCGCCGATCTGACGGCTTACCGCTGCATCCGCGAGGCTGCGCGCGAGGTGTGCGAAAAAGCCGATATCTGGCGCGAGAAGGACACGATCGAAATCACCGACATCGACGGCGAATGCCTCAGCACCTTTGGCGACGCCGAGATAAAGAAGATACAGGCCGCCAAGCTTAACGGCGTACCCCTCACCCCGCAGTCAGCGGCATGGCTCGATGAAAATCACCCGGGCTGGGACAGCGACAACGTGAACGAAGCGCCGGCGCGTTTCATCACTCAGATTACGCCTGGCAAAATCATGGTCGCGCCACGCGCCACCGGCACCCTGTCCGTTCGACTTGTCCTGAAACCGTCGCTCCGCGCGATGACGCTCCCCGATTTCATGCTCGACAAGTATGCGACGGAGATTGGCATGGGCGCGGCCGGTAAAGCCCTGATGCTCCCGAACGATGATGGTGGCGCGAACCCGGCAAACGCAACCGCCCTCCTCACAGAATTCAGCCGGTTCCTCGACCGGCTGCCTATGATCGTTGCCAAGGGCCAGCAGGGCGCGCGCCCGAGAACGAAAGCGAGCTTTTACTGATGCCAGCCAGCACCTATGCCGCAAACGCCATCCTGAACCACTTCCTCCGCGGGGTTATCGCGGTGTCACCAGCACGGCTGTATGTCTCGCTGCACACCGCAGATCCCGGCAATGCAGGGACGTCGGAGGTGGCTGCGGCTGCTTGGCCCGCATATACCCGGCTCGACGCAGCGCAGGGCGGCGCGGTGGAAACGGGTTTCACCGCGGCAGCCGGGAAAGCGTGCACCAACGCGAAGGAACTGCTCTATGCGCCCCACGACGGCGCAGCCCCCGTTACTGTCACGCATTTCGCGATTTGGACCGACCCGCTCGGGGGAGAAATGGTGTTTCAAGGTGCCCTCACCGCGCCGAAGACACTCAATCCCACCGATGAGTGCATCATCCATGCCACCGACCTCGATATCGCGGTGAACTGATGGAGAGCCGCGGCACGACCAATGGAGCTGAGGTGAACGCCTTTGCGGTCAATACCGGAAATTTCGTCGTGGACACGGTGGGCGAGGCGCAGACCGTCATAGCCCCCTCGCTCTCCCTCACCCGTCGAATCGCCGCGAGTTGCGCCGCTGTCGTGGCGATATCTGGTTCGGTACTGCTTACGGCGCGCCGGCGTGCCGTGGCTGCCGCGCAGATAAGCATCGCTGGGTCCATGTTCGTCGCCCGTCGTGTCGCGCCCCAAGCCGTCACAACCGTAGCAGTTGCCACAAGCACCAAGCTCGTTCGCCGCATCACAGCCTTGTCGTCGACCACGATCACCATCAATGGCGAGGCGTTTTTGTCTTGGCGCTACCTTCGTCGCGCAACACCGAACCGGATCATTCGGGTGCAGCCGATGCGGGCGCTGGTTGTTGCGCCCGAGCTGCGCCGCTTCATCGTGCCGCGGGATATGTCGGTAATGCGCTTGCCTCGAGACCGGGGAGTGATGCCATGACCGACCTTATGGTGAAGAAGCCGGCTGATGTCCTCGATTACGACGTCGATTTCGCTCGATGGCTGCCATCGCCCGATCGGCTGTCCGGAGCAACGTCCACCATCGCAAATTCAACAGCCGTCGTTGATCGCACGGAATACACCGACACAAACGCCAAAGTTTGGGTATCCGGTGGAGCGCTGGGCGAAACGGCGACTGTGACGGTTACGGTGACGACGCAGGAAGGGCGGACCAAACAGTTCGTCTTTAATCTCAAAATCAAGGAGTGCCATTGATGGGTGTTAAACTCGGAAACAACGCTGTCTCGCTGTTGGCAGCATCCATCACTGACGACGCGACGACGATCTCTATTCAAGGTGCTGATGCAGGGAAATTTCCTGCGCTCGTCGCCGGTGATTGGACACCTGCGACCATTATCGATGCCGCGAACAATATGGAAATTGTCAAGATCACAGCTCGAGCCGGAGCCGTGCTGACCGTCGAGCGCGCGCAAGAAGGTACAACAGCCAAAGCGTTCCCCGCCGGCGCGCGCATCGATGTTCGCATCACGGCCGGCGCATTCGCGGCTCTGGCCGACCGAGACGGTCTAAAAGAGGTAGCCTACACTGGCTCCTACAACGACCTCTTCGACAAGCCCCCGGGGACTACAACTGCAACCGTTGGAGCGGCGGTAGCTGCTGCGAACGGCAAAACAACACCCGACGACGGCGACACCTTCACGGGGGTACTATCTGGCACCTCCACGATGTTCCGCACGACGTGGGGGAATATCAAGGCTGCGCTTACGGCTCTGTTCGATGGGCGATATTTGAAGCTGGCTGGCGGTACCCTCACGGGGGATATCACGGTCAACAAGAATTATCCCACGCACCGCATGCTTTACCCAGGTGTGCGAGACGTAGGTTTGCAGGTCCGAGAAGACGGCAGCACTTGGATATGGGACTTCTCCGGAAACCGGGGGATATTCCGCGTCGGCACAGACGGCGCTCTTTGGAATGTTCAGTTTGGCGACTTGAACAACCGCATCGAGGACCGCGCCGCAGCCCACGCCGATTCCCGCGCCTGGGCGGTGGCCAATGACCGCGTGGCTAACCTGAACACCCGGTGGGTATCCCGTGGCGAATTCACCATGCGCGCCGATTTGTGGCAGGAAGCCCCGGCCGGGAGCGCGGTGACCGGCTTTTGGGTTGAGAGCAGCAACGCCTGGATGAAGCACTTCTGCTACCGCTACTTCCAACTATTTGACCCAGTGCGCGGCTGGATCACAGCACACAACGCTTGAGGTAAACACATGGAAATCGTCAACTTCGGCCACTTCAAGCTCACCAGCACGACCGGCATCCAGTTCTTTGCCAATGAGGACGGTCAAGATTGGTACGACCTGCGGCGCAGTCTCACGACATGGGACGAACAGGGCAATTTCCTCACAGCGATCTATGGTGCTTGGGCGATGGTCGATCCGGTCACTCTGAGGGTTACCAACGTCGAGCAGGACCCGTCCCGCATGGTGCCGAATGACAAGATCGTTTTGGGCATTGACGCCGATGCGGGCGATATCGCGGAGGGACTGCTTTATCAGGGAGGGGCGCTGGTGGCTGCGCCTCCTGAGCCTGCCGTGTTCCCTCCTATTACCCGCCGCCAATTACGGTTGACGCTTGTTCGAAATGGAATATCCCTTGCAGCGGTGGACGCTGCAATCGCAGCGCTGCCGGAAGGACTTGAAAAGGAAGAAGCTCAAATCGAATGGGCTGACGCCAGCGAATTTGAACGGACGCATCCGACACTGGTGCTGATCGCCTCCTCACTCAATTTGACGGAGTTGCAGGTTGATACCATGTGGCGGCAGGCCGAAATCGCGTAAACCGGGAGGTGGCGGCCGATGCCAGCCATTAACATCTCAGCCTTTATTGGAGAGCGTCCGCTTATCCTTCCTCGCCTTCTGCCGGAAACCGCGGCACAGGAAGCCGTAAATGCACGCCTCGATGATGGCGGGCTGACGCCTTTAAGAAAATCAGGCAAAACCGGTTATTTCGTCGAGGCTGGAGCCAAAACGATCTATCGCCACAACGGAGCCTGGCTGTCTTGGCCTGTGGTTGTCGATGCGGCACCGGGACCGGTAGCGCAAGAGCGGCTCTACTATACCGGTGACGGCGCTCCCAAAATGCGGATTGACGATGATATTTACGATCTCGCAGTGCCAAGGCCTGCCACCGCGCTGACAGCAACAGTCACCGGCGCGGGCACGGGAGATACCCAAAGCCGAACCTACGTCTACACATTTGTCACTGAGTTCGGCGAGGAGACTGCGCCGTCGCCCGCGTCTGGCATTGTGGACTGGAAACCCGGGCAGGATGTGACGCTTTCGGGCTTCACCATGCCTGTCGCCGATCGACAAATTACAAAGCAGCGCATCTACCGCAGTCAGACCGGTTCCACCGGGACCTATTTGTATTTCATCGCCGAACGCCCCGCAGCGGCTGATAACTTTGTTGACGGTGTCGCGGTTGACGCGTTTCAGGAGGCTCTCCCCTCCGCCGGCTGGGACGAGCCACCAGCGGCACTTACCGGCCTTACCGTGATGCCGAATGGCATGATGGCGGCATTCGTGGGACGCAGCGTGTACTTCTGCGAGCCATGGCGCCCACATGTCTGGCCGGAAAAATACATTTTGAACTGTGACAGCGACGTGGTTGCACTCGGTTCGATCGGAAGCGTGCTCGTCGTCATGACGAAGGCCAATCCCTACGTTATGACCGGCAGCCATCCGGATTCGATGCAGTCTCAAAAGCTCGAATCGAATTTTCCTTGCATCAATCCGCGCGGCGTAGCGGATCTCGGATTTGCGATCTGCTATCCGAGCAATGATGGACTTGTAGCCGTGGGCGGCGACGGATCAGTTAACCTTGTGACGCGGGAGATTTTCCGCCCTCACGACTGGCTAAAATTGTCGCCCGCAACGGCGATAGGGGCGCAATATTCGGGCGCATACGCGTTGTTCTACGACACGGAGACCGAAAATCAGCGCGTCGCAGGTTGCGTGTTCGTTACTGTGGGTGCGACGCCTTTTCTAATGCGGTCCGCCGAAATCATGAGCGCGTGCTTTTTCGATGTTACCGATTCAGCGCTCTATTTCACCCGGCCGGGAGAGACGAGCATCTATCGGTTCGACCCGCCGGAAGGACCTCCGGAAACGATGGTCTGGCGCTCTAAAGAATGGTGGCTCCCTCGCCCGATGAATTTCGGCGCAATCCTCGTCGATCGAGGGAAACTCGGATCTGCCACGGTTGATCCCAGCATCATCGCCGATCGTGAGCGTATTGCAGAGGAAAACGCCGCCATATTTGCCAGTGGCGAATTGAACTCAGCGCTGAACGAGCATTGCTGGAACGAGTATCCCGTCAATGGCGACACCATGCTCTCGCTGCCGGAGTATCTGAGTATTTCGGTCAGCGTATTTGGTGACGGCCAACTCGTCCGCGTTATCGACAGGACGGACGCTGTCCAGCGCCTTCCCGCGAAGAGCATGGCCCGAATTTGGGAAATTGCGGTGTCGTCCAACGTGGCGATCAGCCGCATTGCGATGGCCTCTTCGGTGGACGAACTGAGGACCCTCGCATGAACAATGAGCAGCTCGAAAAGCTCGAGGTGTTGGACGGTTCGCGAAGGGGCAACCGAGACAAGGCCGCGGTTCGGATCGAGGACCTGCGCGAGCTGCTACAGATCAGCAACAAACTCAAATCGGCGCAGCTCACCGCCGCCCCCACCATGACCGATTTCAACGCCCTTCAAAAAGACATCGAGGACATATCGAAGCGCCTTAACGGCATCGCCTTGGCGATCCAGAAAAGGATCCTCCGTTGAAACAAGTCGTCTACAGCCCCACCAACGAAATGCTGGGCTGGGCAACGCTTCACGGCGGAATCAAGTTCCGCGACGATGCAGCGGCGATCGGCGTTCGATCCGACGAGGGGTTGCACGGCGTTGTCGTGTTCGACAGCTTCACCACGACGGGATGTTGGGTCTCTGTCGTGTCCGATGGCGGCCGAAAATGGATCACGCGTGAGCTTATCCTCCGGGTATTCGCCTACCCCTTCATCCAGCTCGACTATCCCCGCCTCAACTCCTTCGTCTCGGTCGACAACGCCGACGCCATTCGCTTTAACGAACATTTCGGCTTCCAGCGCGAAGGCATTTTACGCGAGGCGGGAGAGAAAGGCGAAGATCTGATCGTCTACGGCATGCTCCGGCGGGAATGCCGCTGGCTGCCGCAACGCTTCGCTGGAAAAACGGGCAAGCCCGCGCTATAAGAAATTCATTGCGCATGAGTGCACTTCAATTCTCGAAGAGGCACATCCATGGGCAAAGGCAGCTCCTCCGCACCGGCTCCCGATCCGCAGATCGGCGCAGCGGCACTCAAACAGGCAGAAACGGGCGAAGCGTGGCTGAGTTTTGCCCGAGACGCATTTGCGATCTCGCAGGACCGACAGAAAGAACTCGACGATCTCACCAACAAGGTGACGCAGCAACAGCTGGGGCTCGCAACGGATCAGGCCAATTGGTCGCGAGAGGATCGGAACCGATATAATTCGGTCTACAAACCCATCGAAGACGACTTCATCAAGGAAGCGACCAATTACGCGACAGAGGAGCGGCAATCCGAAGCTGCAGCCGAGGCCCGCGCCGACGTCCAGACCGCCGCAGCGAATAACCGGGCCGCAACGGAGCGCGCAAATTCGTCCATGGGCGTCACGCCGGGCAGCGGGCGCTTCGCAGGGGTGCAGGCCGCATCCGATCTCGGAACGACGCTGGCGGAGGCTGGAGCGGCCAACACGTCCCGGCAGGCGGTGCGTGATAAAGGTCTCGCCCTCAAAGCCGACGTGGTCAATCTTGGCAAAGGCCTTCCGGCACAAGCTGCCGCCGGCGCCGGAGGCAGCGTCGCGGCGAGCGGCGCAGCACTTGGCGGTGCGCAGGGAACGAACAGCCAGGCACTCGCAGCATCCACGATTATGAACGCTGGGTACGGCGGCGCGATGCAGGGTTACGCTGGTCAGGCAAGCACGCTGAACCAGCAGTATGGCCTGCAACTCGAGGGCTGGAAGGCGCAGCAGCAGATGAAAGCGCAGAATGCGGCTGGCATAGGCAGCTTCCTAGGCGGCGTTGGCGGACTGATCTTCTCCGACGAGGAGCTGAAGGAGAACAAGGAGGAGATTGGCGAGGGCGAAGCCCTTGATGCTCTCAACTCCATGCCGGTCGAAGAATGGGACTACAAGGAAGGGGTGGCTGACGGAGGCCACCACATCGGCACCTATGCGCAGGACTTCCAGCGCGCCACCGGCAAAGGTGACGGCAAGACGATCCCGGTGCAGGACGCAATCGGCATCACAATGAAGGCGGTGCAGGACCTCGACACCAAGCTCGATGCGACGATTGAAGCTTTCGGACTTGGCGGCGTTGAGCCGATCGGGCAAAATGCGTCCACAACATCCAAAAAGAAGAAATTGCCGGAGGCTTATAGTGCCTAGGAAAGCTAGCCCGATAACGGTCAAATCCTGCTCTGTAGACGGTTGTGATGGGAACTCGCATTGGCGCGCCGGGGGCGCTCGTGGCTGGTGCAAAATGCACTATGCGAGAAACTCCAGAAACGGGACAACAGATATAACTCGTCGTGGGTACATCAAAGGCTGCGCTGTTTGCACGGTCTGCGGCGCAGGCGGGCGCCTAAACGGCGGATTATGTGCAGCCCATTATCATCGCCTTTGCCGATATGGAGACCCACTGAAAGGTGGGCGCCCACGCCCGTCTAAAGGCAGTGTATTAGCTTATGTCTATAACCACATGCACGATGGATGTTCCTACCCGTGGCCCTTTACGACATGCGGCGCTGGGTATGGGCAGATGAAGGTTGATGGCACCCGCATCCTTGTCAATCGTTTCGTCTGCGAGGCGGTCAACGGACCTCCTCCGTCTCCTGAGCATGAAGCCGCCCACAATTGCGGTAATCCCTCCTGTTTTTTTGCCGGTTGTTTGAGGTGGGCCACCACCAAACAGAACAACGGCGACAAGCTCTTACACGGCACCCATAATCGCGGGGAGCGTCACAGCATGGTCAAGCTGACCGAGGACAACGTGCGATATATCCGACGATCAAGCGGGGCAATCCGCGGGAAAGTTCTTGCCGAGAAATTCGGTGTCACGCCATCACATATTTCCAGTATCAGAGAAGGCCGCTCTTGGAGTTGGTTGGAGCAGGAAGAGGGAGACATAGCATGCTAGGTTCGGGTCTTGGCGGGTTCATGGATAGCTTCCAGAAGGGCATGCAACTTAAGGAGGCCCGCGCCGACGCTGATAGGCGCAAGGTTTTGGCAGATCGAGAGGATGCGGAATATAATCGCGCTTTGGAGCAAAGGAATGCGGCTGACACGCTGGCGAAGGGTTTCCAATCCGACTTCGACCAGAAAGTTAAAGACGGCATTCTAAGCGACGCCGATTTCGATAATGCCTACCAAAAAGGCTTTGTTCAGCCACGCATCCGACAGATGCAGTTGAATGGAGATATCCAGGGCGCTACGAACTTTCAGAAATGGGCCGACGACAAGAACACTCAGTCCGGCTCTCGCGCTTTCATGAATTCGCTTCGCCTTTTCACAATGGGCGATGTGGACGGAGGGCTAGATTGGCTTAACAAAGGCGCGCAGATACCAGGCTATTTTGGAGAGGGGTACAATTTCACGAAGGTGTCTCAGGGCACCAATCCGTACACAGGCAACCCGGGCGTTACCATCAAGATCGCCCGTCCCGACGGGGAGCCCATTACCCAAACATTCGATATAAAAGACATTCCGGGATTCGTTGCTGGGAATTTCAGCCCCGATTCAGCCAGCGCATGGGCTAAGCAGCAGGAAGAGGCGAGAAAACAGGCCTCTGAGCTGAAAGTTTATGAACAGAAAAAGAAGATCGATCGCCAATATGGGCTCGGGCAAACAAAAGACCGTGCTGCGGCTATAACCTCGTTGCGCAAACGTCTCGACGGCGGCCTCGTCGGCGATGAGACATCCTTCGATGATTTGCCCCGGCCACAGCAGGAAAAACTTATCGAACAAGAGTTGGAACTCCAACAGGGCCAGCCTGGACTTATGGGGCAAACCACACCAGCTCCAGCTGAGAAGAAGGTTCTCGTGGACACGGCAATCGGCAAACCTGTCGCATCCGGTCCAAAGCCGGCCCCGGCAGATAAACCTGAGGCGAAACCCTCGGGCTCGGACACGAAGGCGAAGCCGGCGCAAACCTCTGAACGTATTCGCGGCCTCCCTGACCACTTCCAGGGTGTTCGCGGGAGGGTGGAAGAGTTGAAGCGTTTGTCGGAGGCTGACGCCCCCGGTGTCGGCGCATCGTCCCCATCCGACGCCTCTCAGCAGGAAGCTCTGGCGCAGGCGGAAACAGCGTTGGAGAAGGGAGCGTCTATCGACGAAGTAGCCGCCGGATTGCAGCAGGCTGGCGTGCCAGAATGGCAGTGGCCAACGGCCATTCAAGAGAATTTGAGAGAACGCCAAAGATCATACGGCCTAAACCCTTAATAACACCGTAGACTATTCTGGCGTCATCGGTCTTGGTGACTGACGCCTATCGATAGACCGGATCGGCCAGCCTGTCGCGCAGCGCCGATCCGAGAGCCTTATTCCCGATCAGAACCCCATCTTCCCGCTTCGCGGCATTTGTTGTCCGCGTCTTGATCGAGCGCTTGAGCGTTTCGGCCTTAATCGGGAACCCTGCATGCACCTTCACCGCATTGAAGGCCTTGATGCCGTCCAGCGCCTCGCCCGCGGCCTCTTTATCTCCCGCCATTGTCGCCATCGCCCACTTGTTGATCAGCCTCTGACGCTTCTGCTTCACGCGGGTTTCGGCGTTCTTCAGGGCGCTGTTGCGGTCCCACGTCTCGGAGATTTTCGCCGGGGTGAAGCCCATCGCCTGGGCAACGATGTCCGTTGCGTCGATCTGGTCGGCCGGGAGTATCTGATCCTTGCCGATCGTCGCGAGACCGTCCTGCGAGTAGCGGTAAGCCTTCATCAAGTCCCGCACCGCCTTTGGCGCCATCATTTCGATGCCGCGGGCGATATCGCCGTCGTCCGTCATGACCTTGAAGCCAGTATAGAGCTGTTCGCCAAGGCTGACGGTCGCCCCGAGGCTCTGCGAGAGCCAGTATTGGAACTCGGCCTTGCCCTGCAACTCGCGCGTCGGCGACCGGAACCACAGATCCGGCATGCCGATGCGCGACGACAGGTCGATGCCGAGATAATGACCCGGGACACCGTTCAGCAGCACACCGCCCAGCTGGGGACCGAGGATGTCCACCACGTCAGCCTTGAACTGATCCTCGAACGCCATCGGGTCATCATCATCACCGAACAGCGCGCCTGCAATCATCATGGCGACGCTGAACCCCATCGTGCCGGTGACACCCGCCATAGCGGTCATCATACCCATTACGCCGGCGAGCTGGTACCGCGCCTCGCGGCGGGCCTGCGGCGTCTCGCCCTTGAACGACTGGTGGATATCGCGGATCACGCGATACAGCATGTTAATGTTGTGCTGGCGGAACACCAGAGCGACCTTGGCGAAGTCGTTCTGCAGCACCGCAGGCCTCGAGCTGTTGGAATAGTCGAAATGGGTTTTCCATGTCAGGTCGTGGGCCGTGTCGATCGCCTCCGACATGTTCTGCCCCGCCTCGCGCGCCATGCGATAGGCGGCCAGCGCCGTCACCTCGCGGTTCCAGACCTCGGCGCGGTGGAACGCCCACGAAATCTTTTCCATGACCTTGGCGCGCAGCGGCGTGTATTCCACCCCTGTTTCGCCGACGCCGGCAAGGTCGTGGCTCTGCGTCCTGTCGATCAGGCCGGATTCGTAGAAGGCTTCCATAGCCCGCTTCTCATCGCCGGAGAGCCGGTCGCTGACTACGCTGCCGCGGCCGGCGACTGAATCGGCTGATGCCTTTCTGATCGCTGCCGCCGCGCCCCTGAACCCGCCGAACTTTGCCGCCAGCACAGGTAGACCCAGCATGACGGTTTGCGTCATGTTCACCAGCGCCGCGCCGGGAGATGCAGCCAGGTACCAGACGAATGCCATGCTGGTCATTGTCTGCGCCACCTTGCTGCCGGTCGGGTTCATTACCCAATCGTGCCGCTTCGACAACTCGTTGGCGAGCGTCATGGCCTTGGTCTGGTCATCCGCTTCCTTCGCCTGATCAACGGTCTTGTTCACCAGCTCCTGCAGCTCGAGGCCATATTTGAGGCGTGCCATCTGGTGAGCGGCATGGAACATGTGTGACGAGAACACGCGCAGCGCGTCCTTGCTGAAACCGGACGTACCCTTGCGGTGGATAAACCGTTTGCGGGTGGACAGGTCCGGCATCGACTCGAGGTAACGCTGCCAGATCTGATCCATCACATCGCCGCCGATATTTGCGCCGCCGAGAATTTCCTCTATCTCGGCGACGATGCGCGGGTCCATGGCCTTGCGCATGTCGCTGCCAGCCTCCATCACGCCCACCTCGACCTTGCCGGCCGGGTATTCGTCGCGCATCTCGCGCGCCATCCGGTCGCGCTCGGCAACGTTCTCGTGCTTCGAGAAGCTGAGAATGGCACCGTCGATGTCTCGCACCGTGACGAAGTATCGGCCGAAACGGCCCAAGGGGAAATACGGGGGCTGCACCCGGCTGGCTTCGAACGCCACGCGCATCCGTGTCAGTCTGGCCTTGGCCGCCCAGCGCGATTTCGTGGTTTCCGCCTTGTATGCGCTGGTGGCGTCTTCTTCGGCGTTCTTCTTGTCGAGGCCGGTCAGCCCCACATCCTTGATGCGCTGCATGGTCCGCTTGTACCGGTCCTCTGCGTTCTGCTGCGCGATTTCCTGCGCCTTCCGGACGTTGTCGAGCAGGATCTCGTCGAGCTGCTCGGCCTGCTCGCGATAGGCGTCACGGACGTTCTGGAAAAGCTCCCTGCCCTTCGGGGGCAACGCCATATACCGCTTGCGGAGATAGTCATAACCAGCCTTCGCGCGGGTCTCTTCATCGACTTGCGAAGGATCGATCCCCGCCAGCGTGGCGTCATGCATCAGATCGGCCAAGACCTGCGCTTTTGCCTTGTCCTTTCCGGCAAAGCCCAGGCGGGTGTATTTGAGCCATTCCTGTGCCACGGCATCCGCCTCGGCATGTTTCGTGCCTCGGAACGCATCCATCAGCCGCTTGACGCGGAGATAGTCGCCCACCGCTGTCATGTTGGAGCGAGCCAACTCGCTGAAATAGTTCAATGGGATGGTTTTCAGGAGAGCGGGCTGAAAATCGGTCAGCTTGCCGCTCAGTTCCTCGACGATGCGGGACTGTGTTACTCGCTCGACGCGTCGGGGCTCGCGCTCGGCTCGGCGCTCTTTTCCCTGATAATTTGGCGAGCCTGTTTCAGATAGCCCTGCCGGTCCGGATCGCGGGCGGGCCACTGGCTCACCGATGCGTGCCAGTCCTTCCACTTCTGCAACGTGTCGAACGTCGCGGGCGGGTCGCCGTGAAATCCCCTGATTGTTGTCTGTGGTGCCATCGCTGACTTGTTCCTTGATCGCGACCGCCAATTTATCGAGCTTCGCGTCCAAGCCCTCGATGGCGGAAACATCATACTTCGTGTTGCTGGAAATGTCGATAATCCCGGCCTTTTCAGCCAAAAGTGAAGGAGCGCTGCTATAAGCCTCGTTGCCCGTTTCGACGTCTACGACGCCCTGCGCGACCAACGGTCTTAGGAATGCGTCAACCTGCTCGAGCGCATCCGCCATGGCGCTACGCCACGTTGCCACCGTCTCGTTCGGGTCCGATGCGGGGCGGGCAACGGCCTCCGCCTCTGGTGTCAGCGCCGCCCGCATCTGCATGCCATTGGAACCAAAAGCCCAAACCGAGTGCAGCCCCGGCATCGCAAGCATAGAAATATCGGCGACACTGAGCGGCGTATTGCTGGGATGGTTGTGGAACACGACCATGCGCCGGTCAGGGTTCAAAAGCGCCCCATGGAGCTTATTGTTGATCCCGGTCGCGTCTTTCTTCTTCGCGGTACCAAACTCTACGACACTGCCATCGTCATCAACGGCCATCAGATACTCGTGCCCGTTCCTGCCAAAACGGGCCACTGTGTCCTTCGCCCACTGGAAGATAGCGGTGCTTGCCGGCGCTGCCGGAATGCCGACGGTCTGCAAATCGTTCGACAAGGCGATGACGACAGGATCCGGCCGCTTGTTGGCGATCGGCGCGTCCACCTCGCCCGCCTCTACCTTGACGGCCGGCTTTTTGCCCTTGGGCTGAGGCTTGAGCGCGTCGAGCAGGCTGCGGTGCCGCGTCGCCGTATCAGCCAGCTCCTGTGCACCTTCCCACACCCCGATCTGCTTCTGCAGGTCCGGTATCTGCCCCTTGATCTCCGCTGCGCGTTCCTTCTCAAACGCTGGCAGGTTAGCCAGGCGCTTCACCGTGTTGACGATGCGCTGCGCAAGGCCTGCCGCATCGACGTCTGATGCGTCATCGACCGGGACAGTATATTCTCGACCGGCCTCGAGCGTGACATTGAATGCCCTGCCATAGCCCAGCGGATCGATACCAATCTTGAAGCCGGCGTATTCGCCGATGTCGCGCACGCCCTCCTTGTCGATCAACTCTTTTCGCATCGCCGCGATGATCGCTGCGCCGAATTCCTTGCGCTTGTCGAACGTCTCGCCGTTGACGGTACCGGTAAACTCAGCCGGGGCGTTGCTGGCAAGCTCGGCATCGGCTTCCACCGCGGGCATATTGCGCTGCAAGCGTTCGGCCTCGCTCTCGAGCGATTTGATCTTGCCCTTGATGCGGTGCTGCTCCCTGTCATGCTCGACGGATTTCCCCTCGAGCTGGCGCAGCTTGCGGCGCGTGTCCATCTCCTCGAGGATCAACGGATTGCCGGACGCTGCGGCCTTCATCTCGGCAGCGTTCGCAGCTTCACCGGCGATATCCTCGATCTCGCGGGTTTTCATGTCGCCCTTGCGCACCTGCTGGATAAACCGGGCCTTGGCCTCAATGGTCTGCCACTGGCGCGCGTCGAGCGTGTTTTTGGTGGCATAGCGGAGGATTTCGATTTCGAAGCCTTCGGGATCGGCGGCATAAAGCTCATTGCCCTGCCGCACGCCGCGCCCGTCGCGCTGCTCGAGGTCAGAGGGTCGCCACGGCGCATCGAGGTGATGAAGCGCAACGAGGCGGTTCTGAACGTTGGTACCGGCGCCCATCTTGGCCGTCGATCCAAACAGGAACCGGACGCGGCCGGAGCGGACCTTGCCGAACAGCTCCTCTTTCTGCGCCTCGGTGCTGGCGTCATGGATGAAGGCGATCTCGTTTTCGGGAATGCCGCGATCAATGAGCTTCTGTTTCAGGTCATCATAGACCGAGAACGTGCTTTCGAGCGCCAGAAGCTCGTCGGGAGACACCTTGTCGAGCGCTTCGATAGCGGCTTCATCGCCATTGTCCGCCTTTTCCATCAGGTCACGAAGGCGAGCAGCTTCCGCCGCCTGTGCTTTCTTCGGCGTGGACAGGTCGATGAAGACGAGCTGGGTGCCGCGCTGATCCGTGGACGCCTTGTAGATCCGCGTCATCTCGTTGGCGGCCCGATGGACCTTTGATTTTGGATGATCCTGATAGCTGGGGTCAATCAGCCGCATGTCGAGCGCCGCCTTGCGGGCGTCCGACATGACCTTGAGCATGTTATCTTTGCCCTTTTCGGCCTTCTTCGGCAGGTTCTCGGCGCGCCATACCAGCGAGCCGCGGGGAAATACGAGATTGCCGTCATCGTCGGGCTGGCCCTCACCGATGAACGCAGCCTGGTCCGGCGAGCGCTCTACGACGACGTTGGTAGGCTTGCCGCCCTTGACCTTCGGCAGCGGGAACACCTTGCCCAGCGCCGCCAGCTGCGCCTTGATGTCATCGTTCGTGATGACGTCGGCAAAGCTGCGGTACCGCTGCATCAGCTCGGGCACGTTCACGAATTTCGCAAACCGGCTGTTGAGCTTGTACTGACCCGACGGCGAAAGCTCCCAATCGGTGACGACTTCGCCGAACACACGCGCCCAGGCATCGAAGTGCGACACGCCCATCGCGCGCAGCGCCTGCTCGTCGAGGTAACGCTGGACGGTGAACATTTCCGCCATGGTGTTGGAGAGCGGCGTGCCGGTCAGGAATACCAGGTTGTTGCCGCCGGTCTTTTCCAGCACGAATCGGGATTTCATATAGAGGTCGGCCGCCTTCGCGCTGCCGGCCATGTTGCCGAGACCTGCGACGCGCTGCATCGACGTCGAATAAGCGAGGTTCTTGAACTCGTGCGCCTCATCGACATAGAGCGCATCAACGCCCAGCTCGTCGAACGTCAGCCCGTCATCCTTCCGGCCTGAATCGAGCAGGCGCTCCATCTTGGCCTTGAGATTGTCGCGCCATTTGGTGAGCTGCGCGACATTCCGGCTCTTTGCGCCGGTCTCACGGCGCACCTCTGCCAGCGAGGCCTCGAGATCGTCCATCTGCTGCTGGATGAACTTCGCCTCATAGTTCGGATCAATGCCGATGCGGCCGAACGAGGAGTGCGCAACAATGACGGCGTCCCAATCGCCGGTGGCGATGCGGGCGAAGAGCCGCTTGCGGCGATCCTTCTCAAAATCCTGTTTCGTTGCTGCCAGCACCTTGGCACCGGGATAGAGCCGGACGAAATCTGCGGCCCACTGGCCCACCAGATGGTTCGGAACAGCGAGCATGGGCTTGCGGGCCTGCCCGATGCGGCGCTTTTCCATGATGGAAGCGATGGCGGCGAATGTCTTCCCCGCGCCAACGGTATGATCGGCAAGAGCGGTGCCGCTCTGCAGCGTCCGCCAGATGAAGTTCTTCTGGCTCGGGCGAAGCTCAATGATGTCATCGCCCACTTTGCCCGGGAGCGTGAGGTGCGAGCCGTCGAACTGCTGGATGACGTCGGTATTGAACGTGTCGTTATAGAGCCGCGCCAGCTCGTCGCGGCGCTTGTCGTCCTGCCACAGCCACTTGCGCCACTCTGCCTTGACGCGCTCGGCTTTCTCGTTCGCCGCATCCGTAGCGGCCTGATTGACCACGGATTTACCGTCGGTGGTGCGATCATGGATGGTGATGGTCTGACCGTTCAGCACGGCACTCAAAACGGTGCCGACGCCTGCCCTGTCGGTTCCCCATTGCGTCTGCGCCGCTGGCGTAACCTGCGGGACTGTGACGTCCCATTTCGCATTGGCGGCGGAATAGAACGCCCGCGGCTTTACCGCGCCCTGCCCAATTTGGCTGATGAAGTCTTCGACGTGGGTAGCAGGCAGCCACGGCGCACCCGGTTTAACATCGATGTCGATCGCCTCGATGTCTGCCGGGATGACGTCGCGCAGCGCATTCACGTTGCGTCGAAACTCGGTATCATGCTCTGCGGCACGCTCCGCCTCGGCCAGCTTCTGCTTTACGTTGCCGGAGAGATACTGGTCGGCGGTCTCATACGCGCCGGTCGGGGTCCGGTAGACCAGCGGGCCCAGCTCGTCGACTATGGCGCCCACCGTCTTGCCGTAGAGCTGCGACATGGCCTCGAGGTTGACCCGGCCATAGTCGTTGAGCACCGTGGCGAGGGCATCCTTCGCACTGGTGGCACTGGTCGGGCGGCGATAAGGCTGCTGGGTGCGGCGGGAGAAAATAGCCGCTTTCTCAGCCGACGGCACACGGGCCTTCTCGCCAGTTTTCTTTGCCATCGCGGCGCTGAGGCCCTTATCGAACGACTGCTCGAGCGCGCTTATCTGCGGCCATGTCGGATCGTCTCGGAACAGGCGTTTGTTTGCGTCAGAATTGACAGGACCGTGAGACTTTACAAAGCCATCGTACAGACTGTTCAACCTGTTTCTTAGGTTTTCAATCTGCTGATCGCTGGCGGTATCGCTGATCTGTGCCCGCCGGAGCTTGGCAAAGGCGTCGCGGACACGGATCATGCCGGAGACGCGCTCCTTGGCCGTTTCGTTCGGGAACGCCACCGCCTGCGAGGTCGGCTGGCCGATATGATCGGCGGTGCGCAGATGGATTGAGCCATCCGGCGCGGCAAACATGGTGCCAACCTGCACGTCATTGACGGTTTCCGGCACGGTGACAGTTTCTGTCACCCTCGCTGGGCCTGTATCGCCCATGATGTCCTGCGGCAGCTTCTCGATGGCCTTTGCCAGCTCCGCCGGTGTGTCCTGTCCGCCGCGTGCGACCAATGCAGGATCGTTCGGTCCATACATGGAACCGTAGCCGCCGAAATCGCCCAGCATCATGTCAGGATTGTTCGCAAAATACTTGTTGAGCGGCACCGTGTTGCCGTCCTTGCCGCGATAATCCACGACCTCGAGCCACTCGCTCGATTTTGGAGCCGTGCCCTCCTCACGGCGCTGCAGGATGACGATGTCCGTCGTCACCTCGGTACCGGCGTTCTTGAGGAAAGCGTTGTTCGGCAACCGGATCGCACCGATGAAATCGGCCTTGCTCTGGATCATGTTGCGCGCCGCGGCTGACTGCCCGTCGAGGAAACGATTGGTCACGACCATGGCAAGCACGCCGCCCGGGCGCAGCGTCTCGATCGCCTTTGCGAAGAAGAAGTTATGGATGGACAGCTTGTTGAGGTGTGTCCGATCCTTGTCGTAAAGCCTCTCCGAACCAAACGGGGGGTTGCCGATCGCTAGATCAAAATAGGAATCGGGCACGGTCAGCTTCTCAAAGCCGATCGGGGCCTGAATATTGGCGTTGGGGTAGAGGTTCTTGGCGATCGTGCCGGTGATGCGATCCAGCTCGACGCCGGTAACACGAGACGCACCGCGCAAATCGCCTGGCATCAGCCCGAGGAAGTTACCAGCACCGACGGACGGCTCAAGGATTTGCCCACCCTTGAAGCCGAGACGCTGCGCTATGGCCCATGCCGCATCGACGATCTCCGGCGCGGTGTAATGCGCGTTGCGGGTCGAGGACTCGGCCGCGCTGTATTCCTCCTTGGACAGCAGCTCCTTGAGCTGGGCGGCTTCCTTCTCCCAGCCTTTCGCCACGCTGCCATCTTCACGCGGGAATGCGGCACGCAGGCCGCCCCAGCCTACCCACTTGGCGAGAACCGCCTGTTCGTCGCGGGTCGCAGGCCTGTTATCCTGCTCAAGCTGCTTCACCAGTTCGATAGCGGCCACGTTGGAGCGGAACTTGGCCTTCTGGCCGCCCTCGCCCAAGCCGTCGGCATCGCTGATGACGTAATCTGCCGGCCGCTGCTGCGCGGGCACTGCGGCGGATTGGACATCCTTGAGGGTCGATGATATATTTTCATCGGTGCTGGTCTGTCGGCTAGCGATGGCATCCGACAGGTTTGTAGAGGCGGTGTCTGACCTGGCGCTTTTACCAGCACTCTTTCCCGACGATGCAGGCGTAGACCGGCCTGCCCATATTTCACTGAGGCGGCGTGAACTTCTCTCGGTGCGTCGGGGCGTGTTGGTGTCATACGCGGTGAGCAGCCACGTTTTTGCATTGCGATCGTAGTCAAGCCTGATGCCAGCGCGTCCATTTTCGCTGACGAGCTGGATGCGGCGCTCTGTTCTGGACGCTGGATCGACGCGCAAGCCGTCGATAAACCCTTGCAGATCTTCCAAGACTTCCGGATGCCAGGCGATAAGCTTTGCAAGGCCGGAACCGTCGTGCTGGTTGTTCCCCGCTCTGCCCCATACCAGATCGATGGGACCAACATCGGGGTGAGACAACGCACCAATGGCGTCACCGGTCTGTCGGCGCTCAAGCTCGAGTGCCGCGTCACGCCACTTGCCCTCAAAGCCGCGAAGGATCGGCCCGAACGGGCCTTCTTCTACCTGATCTCGACGGTTCTCTGGCCGCTGCGCGCCGCGCTCATCAGATCCTGCGAAGTTGGGCTGGCCGTTTCGGCCTGCTGGTTGCCTTCCGGCGGCAGCAGGAGATAGTTCTCCCTGACCATCTGCCACGCCTCGTCCGGCTGGAACCCGCTCTGCTCGAGCTGGTCTGCCTCCTGATACGTCAGTTCCGCTGCCGTCTTCAACGCGTCGTCCAGTATCCCGGCCGTTTTCAGTTCCCGATACCGGTTCGGCAGGAACTCCTTCCAGTGCTGGCGCCCCAGCTCGATCCAGTTGTTCAGGTTCATTGGTAGCTCCGGTGAGGGTGTTGACATCGGTCGCTTCGACCTCTGCCGCACTCGACATGCCGTCGAATGCCGTGGCGCGAGGATCGTACTTAACCCCCATATACCACGATTTGAGGTAAGGGCGCGCGCCCTCGCCAAGGTCCGCCAGCATAGCCGAAGCATATGCAGCGAAGGTGCGCGCACCTTTCTCGATGTGATAGCCGGCAAGTGTGATCCCGGCCTGCAACAGCTCCGGGTCGATGCCGCTGTTCAGCGTATTGCCCGAAAGCTTCTTGCGAAGCAACTCACGCGCCTTGGCTGCAGCGTCGTCGGTGAAGAGCTTATTTTCCGAGACAATCGGTTTTGCCTTCGGTGCAACGATATCTGCTCTTCGGTCCGCCTTATCGGCGACTGGCGGGATCGTATCGGTGGAACCTAGGTTTTTATCTGCGGACGAGGCCTCCCGCGCCTCTGCTTCGCGCTCCAATATCTCAAACCTTTTGCCACGCTGCACAACCTCATGGGTCTTGCCCATCTGGTTCTTCGCAACATAGCCTTCGGCCTTCTCCTGCGATGCAAACCACTTCGGCGCGAACGGCTCGGTGGTTTTGCCTGATTTCAGCCAGGTCTTGAAGTCGCCGAGTGTGGTCTGGCTGATATCGCCCAGCCCCTTCCAGTCGGCGGTGTAGTTTTCGAGATATGCGGCGCGGGCCTGCGCCTCGTTGTCGAACCCTGCCATAACCTTGTGTTCATCAAAACGACCGCGTGCCGGGTCTTTCTGGTCAACGACAAACACGGGCGAGGAATCGTCGAGCGTCTCGGTACCGGGCCGCACAAACACGTCGATATGGTCTTTGTCCCGCCCCACGGTGCCGCGAATGTAGCCGTAATGGCTCTTCATATCGACGGACCAAGCCTTGCCCGACGATGACACACCCTTACGCTGCGAACCTGCAGGGTTCTCGATCGAGATATCGAGGCCGCCTAGTTTCAGTCGGCCGACCTTGTAGTTTCCGGCTTCCTTCTGTGCTGCTGTCGGCTCTGGCAGATCGTTTGTTGGAGACGTGGCTGCCTCGTTTGCCGCTGCATCTGCCTGCATGGCTTCCGCATGATCCGGGTACACTGCGCCATCGTCTTGGCCGATTTCATCGGCGATCGCCCGCATCTTCGCGGACACCTCGTCCTCACCGGATAGCGTGGCAACATCGTCCACCGCTGCGCGCTGCGCGTCCCGCACATCCAGCAGCTTCTTCTTGATGCCAGGTGTCATGCCCTGCCACATCATGCGCTCGGAGCGCTTCACGCCAGCCTGTTCCAGCACGCGCTTGCGGTCCTGCGCGGTCGAATCGACGTCCCACCACGTAGCGCCGTCATCGGCCGGCTGCACCAGCGGTTCGTTTGCCTCTTTCGCCCGCGCCGCCTGCCGCTGCTTCAACAGCCGGTCATTGAGGGCATTCATCTTGAAGGGAAGCGTGGACTTCGCCTGTTTCGCGGCACGCTCCACCCTGAACCGATAGTCATCAGCCACAGCGCCAACGTCGTCAAAGGAGATACCAAACTTGTCCGCCAGCTCTCGCTGTGCTGCTCGAGACCCAAACTGCAACCGTTCACCGTCATTACCGAACCGGGACCGACCATGGGTCCGCATCTCAAATAGACGCTGGTTCGCGAAGTCGTAGAGCGCCGCATGATTGTCGTCTGGCAAGATTACGGTGGCTTCGCCCAGCTTGCGGCTATTTGGACCGGCATCGCCGATCTCACGCTCGATCGGCGGGTTGCGCTCGAGGTCCTGCGCCTCGACCTGCGCCATCGTAAGGCTGCTGACCTTGAGGGCCGTCGTCGGCACCTGAAACGGGTTCCCCTTGTCGTCGACAACGAGCGCCTCATTGCCCTCGTTCTCGTAACGCTCGATGCGCGCCGGGAACCTGCCAACTTCCGGGCTATCCACGATGACACGGTGACCGGGTTGCGGCCTTAGTGGCCGTTTGTCGGTCGCTGCCATATCCTCGCTGCGCGGAGGCATCTCGGACGTCGTCTCGCTACCCATGGGAGCCAAGGGCTCGAGCGCCGGATCTGCGGACAGTTCCGGCATGCCGTCTTCCGCCTTTTCGGGGAACCGGTAGTCGCCAACTGGCGGTGCGATCTCGGTGATGTTGGCAATCGGCACCTGGAACACTTCGCCGCTGCCGGAATCGACGATGATGGCCTCACCGCCCTCGTAGCCTTCAACGGTGCCCATGAATGGCTCGACGCCTTCCGCCTCAACGCGGACCGTCGATTTTGTGGCTGGCCGCCCATCAATCGGGGCACCAGCGTCCGCCGCTGTAGCACGCTCCGCTTCACGCTTCTGCCCATGCTCGGCAGCGCGGCCCAATGGACCACGTCTGACAGGCTCCGGCTCAATAGGTGCGGGTCCAACTGCTGCGGTACCGCCAGAAGGTCGAGCGAGACCGCCAGCACCACCCATACCGCCACCCATGGCGCCACCGGCCGCGATACCAGACGCCACGGATTCGCCGAGACCTTCGGTCAACTCCTGATCCGGATTGACGCGGCGCATGGCTGCGTTCTCGGAAATAGTCTGGCCGGCGCTCTGCGGAGCTTCCTCGAGCAAGCCTTCGGCCACAGCACCGCGTGCCATGCCTGTGGCAACACGACGCGCAACACCACCCTCGACGCCCTCGGCGATGATCTTCGCCAGCGCGCGATCGCCGAAACCACCGAACGCGCCGGTAACAACGCCTGCGGTGATGAGGGCCTGCGTCTGCGCGTCACTGCTGACTGCATCGATGGCCGCCTGTTCCGACATGCCGCTGTCGATGAGCTGCTTGATGGCATCGGATTGCACGAGCTGGTCACGCGGGATTTGGGCGATACGCTGCTTGACGGACAAGGCCGCGTCAGCACCGCCCAGCAGCCCCTCAGTAATGCCGCCCGCGAGCGTGGCCGTCTTGGCCGCGGTAGCTGCGGCAACTTCCTTCGATGCGCCACCAGCGAGCGTCGTAACGAAAGCACCGCGTGCCAGAATACCGGATGGCAGCATGCTTGCGACGGTGGACGGACCGCTTTCGGCGATGGTGCCAAGATAGCTGCGCGGATCGGTCCATGCAGGTCCCAGCGTTCCCTTTTCGTCGTCCCACCATTTCTTGTCGCGCGCCGCCTCGCCTTCCGGCGAAAGCGTGGCGTTCTGGCGGTCGATGCTCTCCTGCCGCTTCTCGGCAACTGTGGTGCCGCCGCCCATCCAGCGGTCAATGCCGTCCAGCGCGTCGTTGATGTATGTACCGCCCGGGATCTTGTTCAGCAGGAGGTTGCCAAGGTTATCGAGCGACTGGCTGGTGTTCGCCGCACCCACGCCCCAACGGCGCACCAAGTCGCCAGCGGTGCCGCTGGATCGGTTCTCCTTGTCCCACTGCTCCTGCCACGTGGCGAGCTGGCTCTCCGGCACTTCCTGAAATCGGCCCGGGGTCTTGGCCTCGAGGCCAGCCAATTGCCCCGCCACCGCGTCATTGTTGGCGCTCACCTCGCCGGCGACACGCTGGCGCTCGGTCTCCGCCGTCGCCTGCGCTTCTGCCGTGCGCTTGGCCTCTGCCGCGCTGGCGGCGTCCTGTTCAAATGGGTTGGGCTGGCCTGCATACAGACCAAGGGGGTCATTGCCCTTGAAAGCCTCGTCTGCGACGACGCCCTTCGGTTTGGCCGCCTGCCCGGGATTGGCTGCAATCTCCTGAAACCACGCTGGTGCTTTTGCGAGGTTCTTATTGCTCTTGTCGTGCATGAACCACGGCGTGCCCTTGCCGGTCTGATCCTTCATGTCGACGTGCAGCATGTCGGGGCTGCTGGTGTAGGTGATGAAGCGACGCGCGCCGCGAGAATACAGTTCGCGGACGAGCTGGCCGCGTTCAGCCTCGCTCATGCCCTTCATCGAGATATCGGATGCTGTGCCGGTGGAATGCTCGCCCGGTCCGCCAGCCTTGGAGGCTTCGACACGATGCGACGGCGACCGGTAGCCGGAATTGATTGTGAAATCGCGACCCATCGCCTTCGACGTCTCGGAAAGGATCGAGGCGAACTGCGGATTGATCTTATCCTGACCGGCATGCACGAAGTTCAGCTTGCCGCCGGTGCCGATTGGCGCGTCTTCCGGCTCGCGGACGAGGCGGGCCAGCCCCTTACCGTTCGGGTTCGGGACCTTTGTACCCTTCCCTTCATCGCCCTGGAGAAGATCGCGGAACTGCCCCTTGGGACCGTAGAGGCCCAAATCATCCTTTTCGGCGACGAATGCCGTAGCGTCGGGAGCGGCAACCTTCTTCTCGCCCTTCGAATTGTAATAGATATGCTGGCCGATGCGCGTAGTTTCCGGCATGGCGCTGGCCCAGCCCGGGTTTACCGACGTTGCATGATAGTGGTCAGCGCCTCCGGTCGGATCGGGACCATCACCGGTCAGCACATTGCGCAAGATGCCCTCGGCGCGGGCGCGCATGGCAGGATCGCGCATAGCCTCGACGGTCTTTGCGCCCGGGCTGGCGTAGCCGGTGAACTGATCCGGCTCTCGCACGACGTCGCCGATGGACTTGCCGCGGATGTTGGAACGATTGCGGATGACGTGAGCCACGCCGGCCATACCGTCATCGCCCTCGCCTGCTGCCTCGGCAATCACCGTGTTGACCGTATCATCCCAATCGCGCTGAGACATGCCCGCGGGCAATGTGCTGGATGTATCGGTCTTGGGAGAAAGCCCCGGCGCTTCGCCACCATAGAGGTTCAGGGGATCATTCCACTCGGCGTTGCCGCCAAGACCGACGATGATAGGCATGCGTGGGCTCCTGCAAAAACAAGGATGCCGCACTCATGCGCTGGCTGTTATTCGGTTATAATTGGAGGCGGGGGAAATTGGAAGCTGACGAGATGGAAACGATGTTTGAAATCGACTGGAAGATGGCTCCGAAGAACGCGCAATGGTGGGCCATCGACGAAAACGGAGAGGCGCACTGGTTCTGCGCGCCGGATGTGAAGCCTTTCACCCGCTTCTGGTTCAGCGAGCCGATACCAGCGCCAACGTTCGGCTATACTGGCGACTGGCGCAAAAGCCTGCGATCTCGCCCATAACGTGAAAATTACTTCTGTCACAATCGAAACATCAATTGCCAGCCCTTTTATGGTGTGACAAAATTCGAGGAGATAGGCCTCTCTCTCCGCCAGTAGAGGCAAATGATATTTTTCTAATTACGGGTAGCGAAGTGCATAATCGCGCAATAATTTACGTGACAGATATTGGGTTTCTATACCCGACCTTGGTTTCGGCTGATCAGATTTTGCCACAAGCAGAGGCAAATAAGTGCGACATTCTTATTTATCTCATCAATATAGATGACGCGCTCATAGCCGAAGTAGCTGCCACTTTCCCCAAGTTCCGCATTTTTAGTCTCAGCGATCAGCAGTTCGTACTGCCGGCGGGAGTTACGTTCAAAAAAGACCACGTTGCCGTAGCCACGTTGGGAAGGCTGGTGCTATTCGAGCATATTCCCGAACAATATGACCACATCATTTATGTTGACGGCGACACCCAGATCCTTGGTGACGTCTCAGGTCTGCTGCTTAAAGACGTGCCTGTAGGTCATTTGGCCGCCGGCAGGGGCGGGCTTTGGCTCTCAAAGTACGAGCATGGCCCCGGCGCAAGGGCGGATCGCACCTACGTACAGTCGATCGGGACGAATGTCGATGAGTATTTCAACGCCGGCGTCTTAGCCTTTCAGCGACAAACTCTCGCAACACTGGGCCCGCTAGCACTGAGCTATTTTTTCGAACACTCCAAAGCATGCCGACAACATGACCAGAGCGCTCTGAACGCCGTCACTCGGGGCAAAGTCGAGCTTTTCTGGCCCGGTTACAATTTTCACGGAACCTACGATGCTCTCGGGCCAAAGTTGAGTAGACCACCCGCCATCGTTCACTTCACCGGCCCCTTCAAGCCATGGCTCATGGCCGAGGGACCAACCGCGAAATACACTGCAGCGTACAATGAGTTCGACAACCGCTTCCCGGTCATTGCTTCACACCGAAGACGATTGGCCGCTGATCGGTCCGCAGAACTCCTGAAGCAGTGGCAAAAGAGCAAGTTGCGGTCGTATATGTTTTTTTGGCGTCCGCTCGTAAAGCGCTATTTGCTAGAGCAATACGAGCGGACCTTTACAGATAAGCTTGCGCCTCGGACACGTAGTAGCTGCCCGGCGAATTCGGATCGATCCTGACCTGTATCAGCGCCGAAAATGCCCCAATAGGTACCTGAGCGACTGCACGCTGCAGCGTCCAATCTCGCTCTGCCGTATTGAATTTGGTTGAGATCGAGGTGGGCGAGAAATTCGGTGGTAGCGTTGCTCCACCGACAAAGATGGGGTCACCAAGTGGATTGCCGTCCAGATCGCGCCACTGGATCCTGTTTGCCAGATTGACGATGGTGCCGGCAAGCTTGTCCCAATAGCTGAAGAACAGCCATTTGCCGGGCTCGACGCGAACCGGACGGAAGGCGAGACGTGCGCCCTCCTCGGGCACGGCCGAACTGAGTTTAACGGCGTAGGTTAAGCCAGGGCGCACAACATCAGACACAATGGCAGCGCGAACCGTCTCACCCGCACCGCTGCGCATGAAATCCAGAGTTCCGCTCTCGAAATAGCCGTCAGCTATCAGGTTGAGGTGCTTCGACAGCAGGGGTGGATAGTTCTTGGCATTTGCTCCCTTCAGTTTCCCCCGGACGTTCTTTGAAGCGCCGGTATAAAGCACATTGCGATTGATGCTGGCCGCCGATGCATTGGAACAAAAGGTGGCGCGGCAATCGATGGAGGCACTGTCGCTGCATTCGATGAGATCGGTATTCGGACCGGGAATGCAATAGATGATGGTGCTTTCGTCGATATCGATATGGGCAACGCCACGTGCCTTGAACCATGCTGCAGGTGAGCGGTTGGCGTTGCTTTCGATGTAAACGTTCTGGACCATGACGAGGCTGTTTTCGGCATCGATCATAACCTTGGAATAATCGAGGCTGCCGCCAACGATTGTCAGTCGCTGGAGCTTGCGCGTCCTGACCGCAATCTCCGTGATGTTGCTGGTGACGCAATGGTCCAGCGTCATGTTCTCGCCGCTGTTGACCGCGCCTGGCTGGGCCGGGTCTGCGGCCTGATTGTCCATATCGAAACCGATGGCACAGCCCTTGGCGACACAGTTGGTGAAGCCGGTCAGGAACAGGTTGCGGACGGGAAACTTGACGCCAAAGCCAACGTAAAAATTCTCGGAGCTGAAGTTGCGCGGCTTTGTAAAGTACTGCGGCACGCCGGGTGTATTACCCATCGCAAAGCCGATGCCCTGAGCAAGTCCGGGACCGACAAGAACGACACCTTCGATGGGAGACATCGCAGTCTGGGTAAGGTCGCTGATGTTTTGCAGGCCTATCGAACTGCCAACATCGCCGGTTTGGCCGAATGCTTCGCTGGGCTGGAATGACCAGCACATAAAAATGTCGGACACAGTCATGGCGCCCGTCATCTGAAAAACGGTGCTCATACCCCGATGGAAAGTGTTTCGCCAGGCGTCCTCTGTCGGTGCGGAGGCGAACCGAAACCGACCGGCAGGCCAGTGCGTGATCGCAAATTTGGGCAGCCGGGCGATGACAGGAGAGTTATCCGGCCCGGTCAAATCGGATGGCGAGGCTTTAGCCCCGAACCATGCGGCATTGGCGTTCCTGCCGTCCCAGTCACGCACCCAGCCGGAGCCGTCATCTGCAACGAGATACAGGCCGTATACTTCTTCGGACACTGCGACAGCATCCCGGAGGAAAAACAGGCCACCGCCGCCATCATTTTCGGTATCGAGACCGAGAATATAGGCTGCGTTGGTGAGGCCGAAATTGACGCTACGAAACTGAGCGACCGTGTCAAAAATGACCGTATTGATGCTCGTATCAAATAGCCCGAATCCGATCATGCGGCACCTATCGTGGTGCGCAGCCATGCTACCGCTGCAAGCATCTCCGCTTTGGTCGGTTTCTTTCGGATGATGATCATACGGGCCACTTGCCCGTTCCAGCCACGCGTAAAGGCTGGGTTGTTACCAAGGATCAGCGCATCAGCTACGTTGTCGACATAATTGCCAGCCGGAAGGGTGCCCGGAGCTTTAGCCTTGTAGGGGCCATCGTTCAGCACGTACTCGAAGACATTTGGGTTATCAGCCGAATAGTGGATGCCGACGACATGCCAGGCGTTGAGCGGCAGCGTTTCATCCAGCTGCATTGAGGGGTTGGTTGTCGAGAACGCTGCACCGAGTGCGCCGGCCGGAATGCCACCGACGAGACCGGCGATACCAAACCGGTCCGGCGTTCCCGTTGAACCCTTGTTGAAAACGCGACCGAAGCCACCGCCGCCTGTCGTTACAGCCTTGGTGGCCATCAGAATAAACGACCCTTGACCGGCGAACATGTTGTCGACGGCCGAGTGATCGCCGGAGCTGGTCAGCCGATGCGAGGACGCCGACAGAAAGTTCAATGCAGCTTTCCCGTTCGGGGTGGCGGCGGTCATGTATGTCGGCTGATTGGTGGCACCCGCCAGCGTCATGCCTTTGCGGTCAGTGATGGCGGACACAGCGGCACCGTTTGCAACAGTGCCGCGCAGCGTCTCCGGATCAAGGTCAAATGCGGCAGACGCAATCAGGGCGTCTACATCAACGATCCGCTTCCTGTTTCTCCGCCCTAGAGACTGATCTAGTCCCTTCAACCTTCTATCACTCCGCAGCCGGCGCATCGACATTAGGCCTGCACCCACGCAAGCTTGTCGCCCGGCTTCACATACAGGTCGTGCGGCGCATTCGCCGCCAGAAGCACATGACGCGGGCTGACGCCGGCGTTCGGCGCAGATGCGTGTGACACATAGATATCGACGGTGTTGGTGACGCGGAGAACCGGAACAAGGCCATCCTTGTCCGTCGCGCGGCTCGTGGTGGGGGTGTTGGCGGCGGGTTCTTCGGACCACTGCGGATCCTTGAAGAGAGGCTGCTTGTCCTTGGCATTGCCGTCGCCACCAGCATAACCACAGATTACATGCACTTGCGGGAGAGCCATTCGCTATATCCTTTTGCGAAGGGCACTCATGCGCCTGTTGATCAGCGCAATATACCGGATTTTTTGGAGTTCTCTAGCCCTTCCCTTGCGCTGCGATCTTTTGCCATGCATTCTTGAGGAATGGTTTCGATAACTGCGGGGAATGGTATGAGCGTTAGGCCAAAACCTGTTGCCGTTTGTGAAACTTGCGGCCACATTAGCTACAGGGCTGAATCTATCAATGAGCGCTGCGGGCGGTCATACGACAGAAAGCGTTGCTCAGGGGCGATGGGAAGCCGTCTCAATACAGATGATTGGGTTACCTGCGGGCAGTGCGTGGGAACGGGTAAGGTAGATGATGAAAGCTGCGGATATTGTCTGGGCGTTGGATGGCTGTCTAACCGCCGCTAGCCCCGGCCATCACCGTGCGCCCGCCGTTCGGTACAAAAAGTTGGCGGCAGCGATAACCACCCTGTAGAACTTCTTTTTCATGACACCCTCAAAACTGATCCATTGCCGCCTGCCGGCGGGTCAGCGCCGGTAAGCTCTCGTCGTCGCGCTTCTGGATCGTGATTGGCCCCAGCGGCGTCTCGAAACCGAGGCGCACGCTGCGCCCCGATCGTTCTTCGACGTGAATCGTACCCACGCCCTCGATTTTCACGGTATCACCAACCTTGACGACAAGTCTCAGCATCGCCGCTCCTATTCAGCCAGGTAGCGGTCGCGCTTCTCATCACTGAGCTTCGCGAGTTCCTGCTCGTATTTCTCCACGTCGCTGTTGGCGAGACGATCCAAATAGGCGAATTCGCCGCCGTCAACGTCGTCATTTGCATCAGCGGCAGGCACAGTGCCGAGCGTCGGCACAACCTCGCGGGCCGCAGCGGTGGTTTTACCCGCGTTCGGCTTAGCCTGGGCATTTGGCCTCACGCCATAAGCCTTGGTGACTTGGGCGGTAAGGTTCTCGTGCGCCCGCTCGAGGATCGCCGGGTTAAGCGGGTTCTGAGACTGCACCTGCAGCTTCTTCACCTCGGCTTCCAGCATGGCATGCAAGATGCTGCCCTTCTCGTATTCGGTATGCTTGGCGAGAAAATCAGGAACGGTAACATCGAAATAGTGCTGCACAGCGTTGGTCTTGCCGATGTTGGCCGCCATGCGCTGCTCTTTGAACACGTCGAGCTGCGCGTCGATTTTGCGGATTTCGGCGCGATACTCAGGGCCGGTCAGCTCACCATCGTCCCATTTGGTGTCCAGCTCGTCCTTTTGCTTCTCGAGTGCCTCGATCTGCTCCGGTATCTTCGGGTCGAGGACCCAAGAGGGGCGTTTGTCGCCCTCGAGAGGCTTTGCCTCGGCGGCAGCGGAAGCCGCTGCCTTATCGTCCCCACCACCTGCCGCTGCCTCCGCTGCGGCTGCGTCCGCTACCGCCTTGGCGTCGGCTTCCTGTTTGGCTTTTGCCTCGGCCTCGCCATCAGCATCGGCACCGGCCTCATCACCATCCTCTTCCTCGGCGGCATCGGGCTTATCTTTGCCTTCCTGATCCGCACCTTCGCCCGCTTTGTCATCAGCGGCAGCGCCAGCATCATCGCCGCCAGCGTCATCACCGTCCTCGAGGCCTTCATCCACGGTGTCATCGTCGAGCAGGCCCTCGCGCTCCTCCTCGGTCAACAATTCCAGTTCTGCGGCATTTGGCTTGCCTGCCATGATCGATACCTCTCGTCAGCCCAGGCCGATTGCCATGGGGTTCTGTTGCTGTTGGGGTTGCTGCTGGGCCATTTGGGCCGCCTGTACCTGTTGGGCCTGTGCCGCCGCGGCCACGGTCTCCTCGCCTTCGGTGCGCGAGACAAATCCGGATTCGTGCAGGATTACATCGGCGACGTCGGCGAGACCCGGCGCCATACCGGCCATGCCTGCTGCCTCGAGCGCGGATCTTTGGCTGCCGACATTGGCGGAGACTGTCCGCGCCTTCATGTCGGCGGCCTGTGCTTCGTTCTTTTCGGCTTCGGACAGCAACTTGCGGAGTTGAGCCATCGTCGTCTCGATGGCGAGCCGCTGCTGTTGCGCCGCGGCCTGCTCCTTGGCCTGATCCTCCGGCGATGGTGCCGTCTCGTCGGCGTCGGGGTCTTTCATGCCCGTGACCTGCCGGATGCGCTTCACGATTTCCTCGCGCTGCGGGATATCCATCGCCTCGACGACAAGGTCCATCAGGACAATGGCGATCTGCGGATTGACCGGGGCGAGCGTGGTGAGAAGTTCGAGCAAGGATTCGACCTGCGCCTGCCGCACCGATGCGCGCCAATCGTCCTCGTCGATGACATAGTCGGCCTTGGTGCGGACGATGCTGTTCTCGGGAAGCCCGTCGTTGACGGTGATATATTCCGGGCTGCCGCGCATGTTGGTGATGCGGAACTGCTTCTCCTCGGACATGAACTGCTCGATGTTCGCCAGTTCCTTCTCGCCCCTGATCTGCTGGGCTAGCCGGTAATTGTCGAACAGCTTGGCCGTGGCGAGCGCGCCCTGCTCTTGTCGCGCCTGAATTGCGATACCGGAAACAGCGTTGGTGCTGCGGCCAAGGTTTTCATCCGTGACGCCGCCGACCTGCTGCACCATCTGGATGTTGCGCGACATCAGCTCGAGGTGCCACTGCCCCAGTTCGCGATCGGTGTCCAGTTTGAGTTCGTAGCCGCGCTTCTTGACAATGATCGCGTCTGGATTGGCGGCCTCGTCGCGCAGTTCCTCAACATCGTCCACCGCGCCATCTTCCATGATGATCTTATTCGACGAGAGGATATGTAGGGCTTTGGCGGCGCGCTTATTGATATCGCTCTGGATGTCGCGGATGTTGCGTACCAAGCCGTAAGGCATGTTGTCGCGGTCGCGACGCTTGTTCCAGATCGGGGTGAAGGGGTAACGATTGTGCCGATACGGCGACGGCGAAAGCCACAGCATGCCGGCGGTGGTGAAGAGTGCGACATACATGCGCATCGTGGGGCGCTTGACCACTTCACCGTCGCCATCGTCCACCGCCTCCTGATGCCCCGGGCTGGCGGGGTCAAACAACTCCCCTGCGAACGTGCCGCCGCTGATCTTGTCCGCCGTCACCGGCATCTTGAACCACATTTCGATGATGCGGACGCGGCGGCGGCGATAGCCGGTAACGCGATCGGCGATGTAAGTGCCGTCGCCCCTTCCCTGACTTTCATTCTCGGGGCCGTCCATCGGCTCGTCGCCGTAGGAATCGATCATCGCGAAATTGTCACTGTCATCGACGCTGCGCTCGAGCATGCCCTTGCGCTTGGGGAACATGGCCTTTGCGACGTCCAGATCAACCCATTTCGTCCGGAACACATATCGGGCGTCGGTCAGATCGAGTTCAACCGAGGCACTGTCCCACAGCATGTTGCGCCACGATTCGTAGCGGCTGAACAGCGGCTCTCCCTCGTCGTCGCCCTGATAACCGTCCTCGATCCAGCCCAGGCCGACCTTGGCAGCATCTTCGAAGGCGCGGCTGACGTGGAACTTAGTCTTGTTCACGTCGGCCAGGTATTTGAGCAGCTCGGATTTTCGCTGTGCCGGCTTGCCGTCCTCTTTCCGCCGCGGCAAGACCTTGAAATCAGTGCGGGAGCGCTTTTCGGTGCCAATGACCCAATCGACCGTCGTTGCGGTAACGTTGAACACAAGCGGAACCTGCCCACGGGCCTGCAACGTCGCGGCCTGCTCCTCGGTCCACTGGATGTTGTCGTAGAAATCGGCATCCACCGCCATGTCGCGGCGGTTTTCATACTGGCGGTCCAGCTCGAGGGTGTAGAAATTCAGCAGGCGATGATGAAGCGCGACGTGCTTGGCATTATCGAGGGAATTACCTCGCTGCGGACGGCTCAACGCAGGTGTGTCGGAAGGGATTGGCGAATTATATCGCGTCTTCCTGACAGAACCGTCATCCGCGGCGAGATCGAACATTCTATTCCCTTATTTCAGCTTCGATGGTGCGCCCGGTATCGGGATTGCGCATTGTGATCTCGGCTACGGTCTGCTGATCGGGATTTTGGTATGGGGGAATGGACAGGAGGTCGCCGAGATGGTCCTGAATGAACATCGCGAGACGAATGACTGTGCGCTTGTCGTGTGAAGCTAGGCCGAGAGTTTCTGCGAATTGGTGAGCTGTGTGCGCAGCTTGGATAGGGTCGCCGACTTCCTCAGACCAGATCCACGCCTTGTCAATCGTGACAACGCATGGCGTCAGCCTGTCGTCATATTCCCTATCCGCTGGAATAATCACCATACACGGCCGGAATCGCTGATCCAGCCGTAGCCAAGTGCCAATAGCTATAATGCCGGCGCGTTTGTAAGTCCAGACGCGCTTCGTCAGGTCAAGATCAGGTGTGTTCATGATGGGCCTCTTGATGGGTTAAAGGGTCATCGGGTCGCGCGACCTGCGCCGCGAGCTGGATGAAGACGATGATGAGACGTGGTAGCCGCACAGCCGGCGGACCTCTTCGCGGTACTGCGCCTTCTGGCGGATCGCGTCGGCACCGTGCTGGTGCCCGTTTTTCTTCGGCAGGTCGGACCAAACACCCATGTTCGTGTTCCAAGACTTCCGGTAGTTATCGAGATGCAGGATGCCCTTGGCGCAGTTCTGCTCGTCGATCAGGTAATTGACGAAATCATCCTTGAGCGCCGGGATGCCAATCGCCATCAGGTCCGGCGTGACCGGCACGATGTGGACGTTCCGAAGGCCCAGCCCTTCCAGCATCTCCTTCGGCGTCTCGATGACGACGCGGCCGGGGCGGCGATGGTCGCCGTCGTGGGGCAGGAAGTGATGGCCCCAAACGTAGCCAAACTTGTTCATCTCGGCGATGACGTAGCTGTAGGCCTCGCTGCTGCACTCGAAATAGTTTATGAAGTGGTCCATCAGGCCGACGGACTGGTGGAACCAGATCGCGATATCATCATCAACGCCAAGGTCCCAAAACGTGTTGACCGGGATTTCTGGCCGGTACGGAACACGGGTGATGCGGCCTTGGCTGCGCGCGATGGTCATCTGCTTGGCGAGGATGACGCCCTCAGTGGAAACTTTGAACGCTTCATCGACGGTTGAAGGGTACTCCTGCCACATCATCTCGTCTTCGTCGGAATAGTCGTTCAGACGGGTGGCGACGTACCAGGCGCGCTTGCGGAGAGAGATGGGGCGGCCGATCTCGCGCTCCAGCTCGTCGAAATATTTATCATCTTTCGGAGTGATGATGACGTCGTCGGGGCTATCGAGCTCGTACTCATCCGCGTCCCACCAAGAGGCGAAATGCAGCCTGTATTGCAACCGCGTCAGCTTCTTCTTCGCTTCCGCGTTGGCTTTCGCCTCCATCACCATTTTGTAGTAGTGGCCGTCGCGTCCCTTGGCAGTGCTTTCGATGAACACGATGCCTTGTCCGGCAGCGGCTAGAGCACCGGTGACGATCTTGTTGGCCTTCAGCGGAGATTCGAAACAAATGATGCCGAACTCGGAGACGTGGAGCCAGTTCAGCGTGTCACCGCGGGCCGAGGTGGAAACCTGAATCGAGGACCCGTTTGTGAAAATCTTCTCTTCCGTGTTGTCGACAACGATGCCGACCTCATTTCGAATAAACTCCGGTAGCCGGTTGTACGCAAACTCGACCTTGTTGCGCATGATCTTGATGGCGGTGAACTGGTCCTGCGCGATAATCGCGGCACGCTGGTTCGGATTGAACAGACAGGCGTCGAGGATCAAGAGCTGAATGACGGTGGAGAAGCCGCGTTGGCGAGCCTTCGGCACGATGTTCCTGTGCCATATCCGTTTTAGGAATTTCTCCTGCGCCTCGTTGGGTTGGAAAAGCACCGTCTGATTGTGCTTGTCGAGAATGTAATAGAGGTTTCGAAGCCGCCACTGAGCGTCCTTGAGCTTTTCAAGAAACTGTTCCTCAGTCATGCCGCGGAGATGCTCATACATTATGCGTCTTCGCCCTCGCTGCCCTCGTCATCGTCGGTGGGCCTGATCGCGTTGGTCGCATCATCGTCGGGAGCATCATCGACAGGAGTGAAAGTGCTGGGACCCAGCTGCGAGAAGAACTTCCCAAGGGGGCTATCCTTCTCCACATCGTGTTTCAGGTTCTTGGTGTCGCGCCAGTCGGTGCCCTTGCGGTTCTTGAGCCAGAAGATTGCGGCGGTGGTATCTGGCGGGACATGCTCCATCGTCTCGATGCGCTGCACCACGCCGCCGGCGGTTACAATCTTCTCGCTGTCGAAGGTGTAACCCGTGGCGCGGCGGAACAGGCTCTGCTCAACGATGGTGTCCGCTTCCTCCTTGCCGACCTCGAGCGCTTCCGCAAACTCGGGGTGCTCGATCTTCCAGCGGTGAAGGGTCCGGATGTTGCAGCCCAGCGCGTTGGCGATGTCCATGTCGATCGCGCCGAGCTTGGCCATGGCCTTGGCGATATCGACGAACTTGTCATCCCAAATCGAGGGGCGGCCGACGCCGCGAGGGTCGCGGTAAAACGCCTTGTCGAACGCGGGATGCTCTTCGCGCCACCAAGCCATCTCCTCCATGTCGCAGCCCAGCGCTTCCGCGATTTCCTCATCGCTGGCGCCATACTCGACGAGCTTCTTGGCCGTGGCGACAAACCGCTCGTCCCAAGCCGCGCCGTGCTCGACCTCTGGCGTCACGGCCTCGGCGGGGTTCGGTTTCTTCCTGCTGGTTTTCTTCGGCTTCGGGGCGTCAACGCCACCCTTCACGGCCTTGCGAGGCGGGCGCGTCATCGGCCACCTCCCCGCCTTGCCCTGCCAGCGGCAAGCGCTGCGACGGCACCGGAGCCGGTTCGACGATCAAGGCTGTCGATGAGACGATTGGGAGCCACCGGACGATGAGGTGGATCGGCAGAGGCCCAGCGGTCCACCACCTCGCTCGATACCTGCCTATCCTCATCTACCGTAGAGTTATTATTATTATCTTTGGATATGGTATTTGGTATTGCAGCGCATTTGTTCAGCAATTGCTTCACGGAATTGTTGATTTTATTGCTTTTTTCGCCTTCTTCTGGCGATTTACGTTTCCGTTTCGATCCGTTTTCAGCTCGTTTTCGCGAGATTTCTATCGCTTTTTCTATCTCTTTCTCGGCGCGGTGATTACTGATTTTGCCGTCGCGAGTGAGGTAAATCTTGCGCAGCTCGAGCAGCTCGGCGAGCAAAACCTTGGCCTTTCTCAACGAGCAATTCCACTCTCCGGCAAGCCACCGCTCGTTGTATTCGATCGGGCCACCCTCATCGTAGATCAGGTCAAGAATGGTCGTGTACGCGCCGCGCTGCTCGAGCGTGAGCTTGCGATAGCCCACCAGCGCATCCTCGTGGTACCGGCAATGGAAAGACATACCGCGACGGCTCATGCGGTCACTCCTGACGTGGGGACGTGCCGCCACGATGCATTGTTGATGATGGAAGAAATTGTGGATTGGGAGACGCCGAACCTCTCCGCGAGGCTCTTTTGCGTCACGGAAGATGCCAGACGCCGGATCTTGGAGATGTCGCGCTCATGCAGCTTTGAATTAGCGTGCTGGCTTCCCGGCCGATTGTTCCCGTGCCGTCTCCTGTCGTCGGCGTTGTCCTGCGGGGTTCCCCAATAAATGTTGTCGACGTCGCATTCGGTTCTGATGCCGTTTCCATGACACGCCAGTGCACCTGGCGGGCGCGGGCCGAGAAACGTGTCGGCGATGATGGCATGGACCATTTTCTGAGTACGAACTGATCCGCGATAAAGCGATACGGAGGGGTATCCCTTCGTGAAGCTTCGCCTCAGTATCTTTCCCCGTAGCCTCTTGGTGTGCGCTGGCTGGCGCTCAGACGCGGCAAATGTGACGATCCTATCAAGACTGCGGATGCGGCCATGTGTTGAGGCCTCGTAACTGTCCTCGAAGCCGGGGATTGGCTTCCACGCTTCGGGCGCGATGGTACGGCGGCTCATGCTGTCGTTCCTTCAAATGGCAGAGAAAGCGGCTCCTGCGCCGGCTGGGAGGCGGCGGCGGGCTGATCGGGGTAAATGGGTGCATCGGCCTCGGCGAAGGCGCGCTGGCGCAGCTGGCGGCACACAGCGTGCGTCACTTCCTTGCCGGAGAGGTTCCAAGCCAGGTCGCGGATCATCACGGCCCGTGTTGATCGCTGAGAGCAGGAGATGAGGTGACGTCGGCACTCAGCTTGCAGCTCGGCGGCCCACAGCATCTCGAGCATCGACGTGGCGCGGGGTATGCGCTGGTGCAGCTCGTGACGATCAAAGAACCAACGATCACCGTCGCACTGTGGGAGACCTGATGGATGCGGGACATGCTCAGGCTTCGGATAACGCCACACCTTTTCCCGCCCAAGCCATTTGCCGAAGAAAAGCGGATGGTTGAGGCTACGCTGTGACGGCATGTCATCGCGCCAGTACGTTTCGCGGTAATCGGCGAAATGCTTCTCGTGGGCCGCAACGATGACGAAGTGGGCGACCTCATTGAACGCCTTCCACTGTTCCTCGAGCCGTTTCAGCACGTCTTTACGGGACTTGATCTCCACCGCCACGATATGCTCGGTACCGACCGCGGCGACGTCGATCCGGTTCGTCCCCTGCCCTGCGACGTTCAGCTCGTGCACGATGCGGGCACCGGGCATTAGCTGGCGGAGGCGGCACACGACGGCGTTGCGGATTTCCTGTTCGTCGAAAGAGCGCGTCATGACTTGCTCTCCAAGTATTGCTCGAGAGCGAGCGACAGGCTTTCCAGCGCGGCGTTATAGCCCTCGCGATAGCCTTCCGGCTTCGTGTCGAACACGTTGTCAGATTTGAAAAGCTCGGGCGTGATGGTCCATTCCTTGGCGCACCACGCGGCGAACTGCTCCATTTCGTTCTGCATCAGATCGGCAACGACCTGTTGGAGCTTGCTTGTCATGGCTGCCCCCTGCTGACCTGCTGGGCCCACACGACGGCGTCATCGACGCTGTGAAGCGTGACGACAGCCGATCCTCGCCAGGCATCGGCGAAGGCCTGCTGATTATCGTTCAGCGCAGCGCCATAGCCTTTGCGGCCTGATTTGAACTCGACGACGTGGGTAACGCCCCGATATCCGACAATCGCGTCGGTAGGTTCGTGCAGGAGAAAGACGCTCATGCCGAACGCCTCGAGCGTTTTCACGATGTCAGGCTCGGCGGCGTCCCTCTTGGCGTTTCGGCGCGCCATGGTGACGCGCTTCTTCGGCTTGGTGTTTTTGCGGTAGGTTGAGGCTGGGAGGCGTGTCACGCGGCAGCCCTCCGCTCTTTCTCAGCTAGAAGACTGGCGTAGCGGGAATGGATGCTGTCCACGTCAAGGCAGGTCGCATTGAAGCCGTAGAGCCGAGAAACCTGTGTCCGAACAGACGCAAGGATCTCGGCCTCATCATCGGTCAGCATGCGCAGCGGCCAGCCAGCGACATAGAGCATGTCTTTTGTGATCTGTTTCTCGAGTGCGACACGCTGCGCCGCCTTTTCTTTCGCCTCGCCCAGCTCGCGTTGCATCTCTGCTGAGAGTAACTCGGGGGCGACATCACCCAGCCAACGGGACCCTTGGAACGCGAAGCCGCTATCGATCTCGAGGCGGACCATGCGCCGATAGAGGCCATGCCCTTCGCGCTGACGGGTGGCGGCGGTCATGTCAGCAAGGCTGGACATGATGCACCAACGGCATGAAACCCGGCTCATGCCGAACTCACGATATGCGGGGTGAGGTTTTAGGCCGCTCCCGTCGATCATTGAAAAAACGTCGGCGACTGAATGGTCAATGATCGGCCGCCACGTCCAGATCCGGCCGGTCTTGTCTAAATCTGCCACCGCCTGCCGCGCTCGAGCGGCACTCTCATCTCGTCGAACACCAGTAACGTTGATGATCGTCTGGCCTTTGAACCGCCGGTTCAGCTCTGCAAAAATCACCTTCGTTTTTTGCTCGGATGTGCAAAAGCGCATCCCCGGCGTAGACCAGCAAGGGACAAGGGTGACGGTGCTAAGCATCTCATAGCGCGTCTGGCTGGAAACCCACCGACTTTCCCAGCGCTCCATCAACCCGCCGCCCTTCCTGCGCACCACGATTAGGTCGCGCCCCAGGTGGTGAGCCAGCTCTTTGCAGATGCGGAAACTATCGTCCCACTCGACAGACCCAAGATCAGCGTGGATCAGTATGCGGGGCCCCTTGTGCCCCACGGAATCGAGATGCGCGAATGTTTCCAGCGCAGCCGCCTGGCTGTCCTTTCCGCCGGAAACTCCAACTGCCACCGGCGCATCAGATGCAATAAGCGCGGCAATTTCAGGGATGATTGCGATCAGCATCCTGCCCCGCCTTCCGCCTGGGGCAAATGCCGGTACAGCTCAATTTCGTTCGTCCAAGCCGGTCGCTTCTCGTGGAGCTTCGCGACGTGGGCGTCGATGTAGCTCACCGCCCAATGTTCGCCGTGCTGTGCGAATATCTCCGAGGCCTGCGCACCGATCCGCGCGAGCAACATCAGGGGGCAACGCAGGAGCCAATCCTGCCGCTCCTCCTTCGTCGCCTTCGCAAGTATCTCGATCAGCGGCATGTCATCCGGCGGTACCGGCACCGGCTGCAACTTGGCAGCAGCAAGGAACTTTTCAAAGCGATCGACGACGGCCTGTTTCGCTTTTGCCTCAGAGCTGGCATTGCCGTCTGCCGGGTTCGTCGTCGGTCCGACCCAAACCCGGTACCGGAAATATCGGCCTGTCGTAGAGCGGAATACGGCGCCAACGTCGATATCGCCACACACGGCCAAGAGGCGGTGTTCTTCTTCCTTCCAGACAATCATGCCGCCTTCCTCCCCCGGAGCGCGTCACGTTCGGCTCGTGAGCCTATACCAATCGACATTTTGCGGTGGCAGGGGCAGTAAGATTCCTGCTCGTCCGTCACAGCGCCGCAGAACAGGGTATTCTCGCGGTCACCTTCCACGGGCCAGCGGCACTGGTTGCGCTCGAGCTGGTAGAGCTTGAGACGCAGCGGCTCGGGCGCGGTCAACGGCTGTTCCAGCACCGGCGGCGTCGCCGCAGGCTTTACCAAAACCGGCTGGGCGAAATGGCCGCCGCTGCGCAAAAGCAGGCCGGATGGTCTTTTTACCTTGATCGGCTCTTTCGCCTGTTTCGGCGGAGATAACTTCTTCTTACCGGCGTTACCGGAGTTTGCTGCCCGGTTCGGGGTGCCGGTCAGGGGCACATCGACGAGCTTGGGAGCGTGGCGGTTATAGTGCGAGATGACCGCGTTGCGCGAAATCGTGACGCGGAACTGCTGCGAAAGCGCGTGCGCAATCTCTTTGCCGGTGCCCTTGGTCTTGGGGTAAATGGCAATGATGGCGGCGCAACGCTCGTCGGCGTTCAGGTCTTTCCATTCCTGCTGCATGGCTCACTCCATCCCGAGGGCGGCCATGTACGTCTGGAGGATGGTTTCCTCCTCGATACGCTCGTTGGCGTCTTTCTTGCGCAGGCGGATGATGGTGCGGATCGCCTTGGTGTCGTAGCCCCGGCCCTTCGCCTCCCCGATGACGTCCTTGATGTCGGCGGAAATGGCGGACTTCTCCTCCTCGAGTCGCTCAATGCGCTCGATGATCTGGCGCAGCTCGGCCGCGGCGACACCTTCAACAGTGGCTTCGCCGGTCTCCTCGCGGGAAAAGGCTTCGGACTGACCCGAGAGTGGCGGGTTATGCGCCTTGCTTTTCGCGGTGCTGGTCAAGGCTCGAGCGGCTTGCTTCAAGACCTTGGCGTGACCGGCTTCGATAGTAAAAGTCATGTTTTCGCTCAACTGTCGGCTCCTTCGAGGCTTTGCAGCGTGTCACGCCGCGCTTCCGCCCGCCGGCTCAGCCGGTGGGCCTTCTGTTTCAGTTCGTTGTCGGAAAGGACCCTGAGCTTGCCGTTGCCACGGCACCGCGGGGTAAAGATCGTGACGACGACGCCACCGGGCTGGGCGATACGAGCCGCGAAGTGGTGATTATCGAACGACGTGAGGCCAAACTGCGCCGCGGTCGAAAGCCCTTTGGTCCAGATCAGCGCCCGCACCTCGTCGATCGACATGCCGGCAGCGGCTGCATGGGCATGTGCCCTCGCCTTTTCAGTCTCAAATTCTTCCGAAACATCGATGTGCAAAATGCGCTGCACGTACCGCGCGACGGCGTGAAAGCTCACCCGTTCAGGATCATCCGCCGCTCTCGGTTGCATTGCCGCTCCCTTTTTTCAGGAGGTCGCGAGCCTTCACCAGAGCAGCCAAATGGAGCCGCTGTGTCGCGATATCGGCAGCGGGGCGAGCGTTGCGCCCCTGCGAGTTGGTGTCGATCCACCAGATCTTGCTACGGGCCATCTTGTCGAGATGATCGAGAATGGCCTGATCCGACATTTCGACGTCGCGAGCAGCGGCCAACTTCTCTCGGATCAAACGTTCTTCGGTGGCTTTAGCCAGGCTATCGACCGAGGTACGGGGCAGCCGATAGTTCATCAGGCTACCTCGTCGAAATTGTCGCGCTCGCGCTGGAGCATTTCAATCTGCGCGTCGATCTCGCGCCGACGCTGTTTCTGCACCGCTTCCGAAACCCAGCTCGGGGGTTTCTTGATCGAAGCAGCCAACAGCGCGGGACCGAACACGGCAATGAGGATCGAGAAATGCTGCACCGATGGCTGAGAGCGTCGGTGCAGCCAGTTCTCTACACTGGCCGCCGGAATCCCCGTCTTCGCCTCGACGTGATAGGTCGTGGCGCGGGGGTACTTCTTGCGGAGCCAGTCAATCAGGCCATCAACATCGAACGGAGCTGATGGGCCTGTCCCGCAACGTTGCGGGTTTTTCCCTGCGGAAGCGAGACGCCGTGGCGTGACATTGTCAAAGCGTCGGGGGTCCTCTTCGGAGAAACCGAGAACGCCTCGATCGGTACGAGCGAAAGAGGCAGAGGTATGCGTGGGCTGGGCAATCAGGCGAAAGGAAGTGCGGATAGTGATCGCGATCATGGCCAGCCACGATGGCCGCAGGGATGCGGAATGGCGGGAATGGGGCACCGAAGCGGACGCAATACCCTTCGCTTCGGTGATGCGGTGGCCGGGGACGTTAGCCGCCGCAGGGGTTGGGAATTGGAGAATGGTCAAATGCGCCCCCGTGATTTGCTGAAACGATTGGGTTCGAAAGGACGGATCGGCGCATGCGGAACGATGCCTTCGACCGTGAGGCGGGCTAAATCGTTCTCGTCGATCACTTCGGCCCGGAAATCGCCGTTGGCGTCGATCGAGCAAAGATGCCAGACGGTGATATCCCGCTCGAAAGCGAAGTCGCAGCCGATCAGTAAGGCGGGTTCGTTCGTCGGAAGCAGTGCGGGAATCGACGTCATGCGGCATCGGCTCCCTGCTGGCGCTGCTCTTCGTCGAGCTTTCGGATGAAGTCCCGAACCTTCTCTTCGGTGTCGGGCCAGACGCGGCCGCCACTCCGTAAACGCTCAATGAGCCGGCCATTGCCAGCAGCAAGAATGCCGAAACGGTGCGGGCCTACGCCCGACTTCGGCAAGCAACGTTCGATTTCTTTTAGGAGTTCGGTTTGCATACCAACTTAGATACACGCAATAGCGTGCAAGTCAATGCACGCCATAACGTGCACCACTTTTTTTACCGGCGTGCTATGAACGCTGGTATGGAAAAGGGCTGGTACGACCGTTTAGTTGAGGCGATCAAAGCAGATGGACGCTCAGAAAGAGCGATCAGCCTGGAGGCTAAGTGCGGCCCGAACTACGTCCAGCAAATGATTAGTGACGGCAAGCGCCCTACTGTCGACAAACTGATGTCGCTGCTGGACGTATTAGGCGAGGCCAAGGCGTTCGAAATCCTCACAGGGCAAAAACTGGCAGACGAGGATCTTGAGTTTATCAGGCTTTCCGCCGGGCTCGATCCTGCTCAGAAGCGGGCCGCTCTGGCTTTTTTTCAGACGCTTTTAGAGCGGCAAGATACTCCAACGCCTTTTGGCGGTTCTCAGGAGTGAGCTTCATCCAAATATCCAGCAGAGCTTGAAAATCCATATATCTACAACCCTTTCCCACGCCGAAAAATCTGGAACAAAATGAGAACTATGGCAAGCGGGAACGAATCAAATCTAAACGAATAGTTAATTATTCACAGCACCCTTAAGTAGCACGCTGGAATTTAAGTAAGTTGTGATAAAGCTTAAAACGGGGGAATATCATGAATGCATTGAAGTTTTTGACACTGGTCGGCGCTGTCGCTCTGGTCACGGCATGCGCAACTACAAGTGAGATGCCGCTGGCTCCGAACATGGTTCGGTTGGACACACAGGCCAGTGGCCTCTTGTTCACCTCGACCGCCGGACAGGCGACCTTGGTAAAGGCGGCGGAAGCGACCAAAAAACGCGGGTACAGCCACTTCCGTCTAACGGATGCCACGACGGCGAGCGGGTCGCAATTCGTGGGGATGCAGGCGCAAACCTTTGGCTCATATAATAGCGGCTTCTATTCCGGCTCGACGACTTACACGCCGATGCACGCGCCCACCGCGCATGTAGGCGTAACGGTCGTGATGTTCCATGCGAATGAAGCCGGTGCGCGCGGCGCTTTCAGCGTCGCTGACGTATTGAAGAAGAAATCGTAACGGGCGCTCGCCCCGGCGATTCGGGCGGCGGTTGCGCCGCCCGAAAACATCGCACGCAATAGCGTGCATTTCCACTTGACGCGCACGCAATAGCGTGTAAATCTCACTCCATCGAAGGTTGCTTCGCCGCAACCGGATTTGCCGATGGAGATAGACGAATGCGAAGCCTGCTTGCTTTTGCGGGAGCGATATCGCTTGCCCTGATTTTCCACGCCGATGACGGCATGAGCCGCTGCACCGCGTCCGCCGCGACGTGCCACGCCACCTTGAACCGTTGAGGTGCGTGATGAAATCTTGGACCTGCACCAACTGCGGCCTCGTCGAGCGTCTCAACCACTTCTTCCCTGACAGCTGCTCCGCCTGTGGCGGATCTATGATCTGCGACGACGGGCGCACCACCAACAGCATCCGCGAGCCTGAAATTACCGATTGCTTCGATCTGCTGAACGACGCGGCAGAAGGCGATGCAGCGGCCAACGTCATTCTCTGGCAGGAGTGCGCTCCGCCCTCGGTCTACAAGAAGCACATGATCGAAGATCTGCTGTTGCAGAACCGCATGGAGATGATGCAGGCGATCTTCGGGAATGCCGCATGAGCGAGCTTCCCCCGTATCACGTCGCGGCGGGCGTCGCGCTCGCCGCTGCCTCCGGCCTTTCCCCCTCCCTCAACGTCCAGCAACTCATTGCCTACATCGCGCTGCGCGACCTTTACCCCACCGCGTCAATGGTGTCGCTCGGCCTCGTGGTTCATTACCCCGCGCCGAACTTCGCCGAGGCGATGGCCAAGCTTCACCTGTTCGCCGATGTCATCACGGCGGTGGACGTCGATCACGTGATTGGAACGATCGTCGCACCTCTCTACGGCGAGAGGGCGAACTGACGTGAGCAAGCATTCCAACTTTCCCCGCAACAAGCACGATGAGTATCTGACACCCTATGAGGCCGCTTTGCCCCTGCGCAGGTTCCTCGAGGGCGTCGAGACATTCGCCGAACCGTGCCATGGCGATGGCCGGCTGATCCGCTGGTTGGAAAGCTTTGACCTTTCGTGCGTCCACAGCGGCGACATTCAAGATGGTGTTGATGCCCTGACCGATCCGTGGCTGGAACACGCGCGGCCCGACGTGATCATCACCAACCCGCCCTACACCTGGCAGATCCTCGAGGCGATGATCCGGAAGTTCATGAGGATCGCGCCGACCTGGCTCCTTCTGGAAGCCGATTTCGCGTTCAACCTGCAAAGCGCGAACTTCATGCCGATGTGCACCGACATCGTGCCAATCGGCCGTGTGCGCTGGTTCGCGGAGACGGAACACGACAGCAAGGACAACTTCGCTTGGTTTCGTTTCGACTACCAGCACCGCCGCGGGCCGGTAATGCACATCATGCAGCTGATCGACAAGCGGCGCATCCGCAAGATGGCGCGGCCGGAGATTGAATTTCCGGAGTTCGAAAATGCTGCCTGACCTTTCCGCCCCCGTCACGCTGCTGGGCAGCCTGTTTTTCGCGGTCTCGGCCTTCGGGCTGGGCTGGCTGATCGGCCGCGCCCATCGCGCGCTCCAGCGCCGTAACCAGATCAACTACATCGAGGCGATCCGCCAAGGGATGCTGCGCCAGGCCGCGGCTGACGATCATCACCACCGCGCCCGCATGGGCCTCACTCAAGGAGACTGAAATGCTCGATACCGCACAGCACGCAAAGAAGCCTAACGCAGTGGATGTCCATGTCGGCGCGCTGATCCGTGCCCGCCGCAAGGTCATGGGCATGAGCCAGACCACGTTGGCCGATTCAGTCGGCATCACGTTCCAGCAGGTCCAGAAATACGAAAAGGGCGTGAACCGCGTCGGCGCGAGCCGGTTGCAGCAGATCGCCGACACCCTCGGCGTGAGCCCCGCCTATTTCTTCGAAGATGCTCCGACTCATGGCGTGTCCAACAACGTCGAAAAAGACGAGGCCATTGCCTTCATGCAGAGCCCTGATGGCGTCCGCCTCGCGCGCCTCTGGATGAAGATCGGCGACGGCAAAGCCCGCCGCCAGCTTCTTGGCGTGATCGAACTCGTCGCGGCGCGCGGTTGCGCCGAGGAAATCTAATCTCAAACCTGAGGACTTCTCATGAAGCCATTGATTGTATTAGCGGCTATTGCCGTTGCATGCCTCTCAATTGAGGCCAAGGCCGCATCTATCCGGCTTTGCACCGGGGCCGAAAGCGGCAATTACTTCGCCGCGGGTGACGCCGTGGCGAAGATGGCGGGCAAATCGCTCAGCGTGGTCAACGTGCCGACCGAAGGCACGATTGATAACCTCGAGCGGGTCCTCGATCTCGACCCCACCGACCCGCAGGCCTGCGACGCGATGATCGGCCAGCCCGACGGCCCGGTGTTCGTCGGCCGCTCCTCCCCGGCCAAGGTGAAGAATCTCCGGCAGGTCGCAACGCTGCACCGGGAATATCTGCATGTCCTGTGCGGCAAGAAATCCGGCGTGGATGACCTTTCGGACCTGCCAGACGATCCGGCCAAGTATTCCGTCGCGATCGGCGAACCCGGCAGCGGCGCGTGGCTGATCTGGCAGAACATCGTTGCCGAGGACGAATCCTACGGAAAGGTGCCGGTTCGCAATGAAGGTGGCGTTCTCGCGCTCTCTGCCGTCTCGAGCGGCGAAACGACGTGCATGCTCGTGCCCGCGGGCATCAAGAACGGCACCGTCAATGAGGCCGATCAGGTCTATGGCGATACCGTGCTTCTGGCTGGCGCCAACGATCGGGACTTCGACGATGCGACGGATATCAAGGGCGACCCGCTCTACGAATATCGCGACATCCCGAAGGGCACCTATCCCAAGTCTCTGCAGGCGGGCTGGTTCTCATCGCGCAGCACCATCTCTTGGCCCGCCGCCATCTTCGTCAACACGGATCGGATCGACGCCAAAACCCTGCCCGCCTTCGTGTCGGCAGCGGCGCGGGCCGCCCAGGGCGTGAAAGCGGAGTATGGCAATTGATCGCCCGGTTGAAAGCCGCGGTGAGGAATCGGACTTCGGAGATTATCGGTGTGACCGCGATCGCCATTTGCCTCCTCATGATCATCACCGGGCCGATCATCGACTTCTTCCTCTGCCTTTGCCTGCTGGGCCTCCTGCACCTGGCTATCTGGCTCGGCAAGCGCTGACCCGCTCCGGTTTCCCCGCCTGCCTTCGGGCGGGGTTTCCTGAACAGGTCATGGAGATTGATATGACGGAAATAGCGAAAATCCCCCCTCGGCCCAAGTATCACGACCCCGTGGTCGTGGAGCGGGCAGTTGAGCGGTTGGTGAAGCCGGTCCAAGAATGGATAGACCTTCGCGCACAGTTCCAGCCCAAGGATCTTAAATCCCAGCTGACAGATTGCATCCACAACAATGGCTATGAATACGCCAAGGAGCTGGAGGAGCGTTACGGCTGGGAACCTGATAGCGCCCTTGTCGAGTGCTTGGACAGGCTGGACATCCAAAGCGCGCATCAACATGTGGTTCGGGCGTGGGTCACGCTCTACAGCGTAAAAATCCCCTTCAATATCGGAGATCGCGTCTGCACCCCGACGCTTCGAGCCGGAACGGTCAAGGATTTCGACCGATCGACGGCGCAGCTCGCCGTACAGAGCGACGAGAACCGCGACGAGGGCAAGGATTACAGAACCCTCATCGACTTCGAGGACGCTATTCCGATCCTCGGCACCATTGGCGAAGCTGCGCCGGCCGAAGGCGGTGCGGCATGAGCCACCGCGTCACCAGTCGAGACCCTCTCAAGCGGCACCGTCAGAAGATCGTCGAGGCCTCTGACATCGCGGAGAACGTCTACTTCGCGGAGATGCAGCGCGGCGCTATGACGTGCGACGCATTCCATCTCGCATTTTGCCGCGCCCTCCGCTCCGGAATCGTCGAGACCGCTATCGAGGTCAGTCAGCTTCCAGACGGTGAAGCGCTCCTAGCGCGCCTTGCGCAAGAGGCGGAAGGCGGCGAAGCATGACTGACCGCCCGATCCTGTTCAGCCGCGAAATGGTGCGCGCCCTTCTGGCCGGTCGCAAGACGCAGACGCGGCGGGTCATTGAGCCCTACATGGTTGCTTTTGGCGATAGTCCGCTTCCGAATGACGTCGTTTCATTCACGGTCGTTGACGCGTCCGGCCGACGCGTCGCGTCACCTCCTTTCCGTCCGCGCGTTGCGGTGGGCGATCGCCTATACGTTCTCGAAACTCACTATCGCTACGGCCATTGGGAGCCGAAGGGCGCGGCAAAGACCAAGCTGGGCAAACAGAAATGGCAGTTCGTCGAGGATTCGGACGAGGTCATTTTCGATGCCCCTGAGGTCTTCCGCCGCGGCATGCACAACGCGGATCCTCACACGCCGGCATGGCATAAGCGAACCGCCCGCTTCATGTTCAAGAAGCACTCCCGCCTGACGCTCGAGGTGACGAACGTCAAGGTCGAGCGTCTGCAGGACATCAGCGCCGACGACGCCCGCGCAGAGGGGCTGCAAAAGCTACCGGCAACGGGCCGGTATGTCGTCGAGAAAGGCGACCAGTATTTCGGCCAAGCCTCTCACAATCCCCGTGAGGTGTTCCAGATGCTTTGGGACCGGATCAACGGTGAAGGAGCGTGGGACGCCAATCCGTGGGTGATTGCCTACACCTTCGTCACGATCCACGCGAACATCGACAAGGTGGCGGCATGAGCTATTCCACCTTCGATGACCTGCCTCGCCGGAATCGCCGCCTGATCCTGCGCGACGAGGGCATAGCCCGCCGCGCCGGAAAATGGAGCAAGTGGGAAACTCTCAAGCTCCCTCGAGGCACTGTCCATCCGCACGGATGGACTGCCGATATCACCACGGCGCACCGCAACAACGTGTTCAGCGTGCTGGATCGGACCCTGCCCGATGGCACGCGCCACCTGGCTATCACGTCGCTCTCTGGCGTGCGGCCGACATGGCCGGAGATGCAGCGCATCAAGGACGAGATAGCCGGTCCCGACGCCACCGCGGTCGAGGTCTACCCGCCTCGAGCTGAAATCGTCGATGACGCGGACATGTATCACCTGTGGGTGCTGCCAGCGCCCCTTCCTTTCTCTCTGTTCCCGAGGACGAGCAATGACTGAACCCGCAAACCTGCAAGACTACATTCTGGCCGAAGTGACGCGCAAAACGTCGGAAGAGCATATCCGCAAGCTAATCGACAAGAAGATCGACGAGGCGATCCAGAGCGCGGTCGATGACGAGTTCAGATACGGCGGAAACGTCAAAAAACAGCTTACCACGGCAGTGGGAGCGGCGCTTTCGATCGGTGACAAGATCGACGTTCCCGCCTACGGCGTAATGGTCATGGCGCTGCTGCGCGAGAAGTTGGACGCAAACATCACTGAGCTGCTCAACGTAAAGCTCGCCTCCGAAATGCAGGAACTGCTCCAAATCGCACCGAAAGAGCTGAAATTCTCAGCCGTTCTCGAAAAGATGATTGAGCAAGCAAAGGAGGGATCGGACACCCCTTGGGGAAAAATCGCCGTCTTTATCGAAGAGAGCGATTCATCGTACCTAGCTGGTTGCTATCACGTCGGTATCGATCCGGACGGCGATACCCGCAAACGCTATGAGTGCGAGACGCAATTCTACGTCGACAATAAAGGCAAAGTTTCAGGCCTCTCCATAAACCGCCGAGACGTGGCTAAGGTGATCGGCATGGGTAGCTATTGGGGCTACCAGAAGATGGTTTTCTCGGCCTACGCCTGCGGCTCTATGCTCATCATGGATGAACTCGATCCTTCCCTCGAATACGGGGAGTATTGAGCCTTGACTAGAGATGATGCGCGGGCGTTGTTCGCCGCAACTGACCTCACTTTCGCTGATTTGCTGCCCAGCGATTTGAAAGCCCTCAAAAACGAACTGGACGCCTCGCTTCGGGCGTCCGGCTTGATGGATGGCACCTTCCGAATGAGGCCAAGGGTTCAGTTTTTTGACTGGCCTGCAGGCTGGGCCGCCCTGAGATGCGATTCCCGGCACTTCGAAAACCGTGAGGCGGTCTCATTTAACCCCGGCGGCTTTATCGGCCTTGCCGGCTGGGCTGACGACACAAATATTCAACCTGTCTTGGAGGGCTTCGTCAGCTGGTGCAAGAAACTGCCGCCGATCATAGCAGCCCGCGTCTTGGTGTCGGAGGCCGCCCATGGCTGAAACCTCCGCAATCGAGTGGTGCGACGCCACCGTGAATTTCTGGTGGGGCTGCACGAAGGTCTCGCCCGGGTGCGATCATTGCTATGCCGAGAGCTGGAACGCGTTTCGCGGCACCGGCGAATGGGGCCCGGGGGCGCCGCGGCGGAAGATCAAATCCGCCGTGTCCCTGATCCGGATGCTGAACCGCAAATCCTCGCTGACGTTTTTCAACGAGCATAGCCGCCTGATGCGCGTTTTCATGCAGTCCATGTCGGACACCTTCGATAACGAAGTGGACGATGCCTGGCGGCAGGAGCTGTTCACCGAAGCGGCCCACGCCATTGGCCTGCGCATCATCTTCCTGACCAAGCGCGGCGCGAACGTCGCCAAGATGGTGCCGACCTCGTGGCTCGATAACTGGCCCCGTCACATTGGCCTGATGTTCTCCATCACGTCGCAGCGCGAGGCAAACCGGGACATCCCCCGTCTGATCGATCTTAAGCAGCGTCTCGGCCTGCCATGGATCGGCTTGAGCTTGGAACCCCTCCTTGGGCGCACCCGTCTTAAGGCTGAATGGCTGGATCACATCGATTGGGTAATTGTCGGCGGCGAGAGTGGCAAGGATGCCCGTCCGATGCATCCGGAGTGGCTCGACGACATCATGAACGCCTGCACGCTGCGCCGCTACCCGCGCAAGCCGGTCCCGTTCCTGTTCAAGCAGTGGGGCGAGTGGGTTCCGGCCGACGTTGCGCGCAAGCTGCCGGGCGTCAAGCCGATGCAGGCCTACCCGAGCGTTGACCTGCCCCGCGACGACAACGCATTCTCCGTCACCAATCTCGGCACAGTGCAAATGGTGCGGGTGGGCAAGAAAGCTGCTGGCCGTGAGATTTACGGCACCGAATATCTCCAGTTTCCGAAGGCGTTGGCGGCATGACGGAAACTGCTCCCCTCTTTGCCGGCATCGGCGGCCACCACAGCGCGCGGGCACGCACCGACGAGTGGCTGACGCCTCCCAGCATCATTGAAGCGCTGGGCGGCGCTGCATCGTTCGATCTTGACCCCTGCTCGCCCATCGTGAGGCCTTGGCCTACGGCGAAACGGCATCTGACGATCGAGGACAACGGGCTTACGAAACCGTGGGGCGGCCGGGTCTGGCTGAACCCTCCGTATTCCACATCCGTTATCGGTCTCTGGCTGGGCCGCCTTGCTCATCACGATGACGGCGTCTCCCTCATCTTCGCCCGCACCGAAACTGATGCGTTCTTCCGTTTCGTGTGGGAGCGAGCAGCCGCGGTGCTTTTCCTCCGCGGTCGGATCAATTTCCACCTGGTAGACGGCAGGCGGGCGACGAAGAACAGCGGTGCGCCGTCGGTGCTATGCGCCTATGGTCTCGACAACGCGGCCCAGCTCGGCCATTGCGGCATTGACGGCCAATTTGTGCCCCTCCTCCTGCCTCGTTTCTGGACTGGTACCAGCGTAACGCAGACATGGCGCGAGGTGCTGGCCGCTTTCATGTCCGAGAAGCGCGGACCTATCCCTCTTGCTGAAATCTACCGGGCGCTCGTCAGGCACCCGAAGGCCCGCAGCAATCGAAACGTTGAGGCGAAGATCCGGCAGGAGCTGCAACGCGGGCCGTTCGTCCGCGCGGCGAGAGGCTTATGGGAGGTCGCGACCAATGACTGACCGCATCGCCTGCATCAACCCCAATTGCCGCCGCACCGCCGGTCAGGACAAACACCCGGGCTCGTCGTGGATCATCTGCCGCAAATGCTGGAACACCCTCCCCGACCGCACGCGGAAGCGCTGGAGGCAGCTAAACGCCCGCTGGCGCAAGGTCGAGCGCACCATGCGCAAGCGGAAAACCGGCCCCGTGGTCTGGAACCGCGTCGTCGATCGCCTCGACGGCGCTTGGGACCGGCTCAACGACGATATCACCCACTATTTCACAGCCTCAGAGCAGCCCGTTGGCCTCGAGGACTTTTTGAAGGAGAACGGCCTTGTCTGACACCAAGGAAAAGCAGCATTGGGCCGTCGAGGTCCGCGTTGATGGCGAGCAGGTTATAACGATCGAGAGTGATTTCAGCCTTGCCGGCATCAATCCTCTTGGGCCTTACGAGGAATCGGTGCGCCTCGCGGCCGAACATCTTACCTCCTTCATCGGCCGCCGCCCGCCGACGATTGAAATTATCGACCTCCGCGAAGCCGGATCAGACGGCGGCGGGCTTATGGGATATTGGGCGAAGGGCCACCACGATCGATATGCATTCGCCCAGGCGGTCAACGAACATACCGGCGCTGATTGCTACTACGACACGAGATACGTGGTCGTGTCTCGTCTCGACTACGGCCCGCAGCCCGTCCGCCACGAATGGTGGCGCGCTGTTCCGCTTTCCGGAGAGCCGGGTCACAGCGTCTATCACAGCGCAGAGCCGCATTCCCGAGGCGCGTTTCCCGTCACTGTCACCACGATCGTCGAGGACCGCGAGCGCAAGGCCGCCCAGCGTGGAATCGACGATTACCACAAGGGCAGCCGCAGCGGCTTCGCCGAAGGTCTCAATTGGGCGCTGCGCCAGCTCGACAACATCAACGAAGAGGCTGGCAAGACGCTGCTTGCCCGCTACCGCGAAAGGGACAAGGTATGAACATGACTGTGCAGAACGCAACCGGCAAGCGGCCGATCGCCGCGCTAAAGCTGCCCGACGTCACCCCCTGCGAAATCACCACGGCCCCGCCGGAACTGCGCATAGTGCCGCCCGCAACTCTCTATGTCGACGAGAGTTACCAGCGCGGGCTTTCAGAGCGCTCAGTGAAGCTGATCCGCAAGATCGTCTCGGAATGGTCGTGGACCGCGTTCAAGCCGCCTGTCGTGGTCGAGGTGGATGGACGGCTGGAAGTCATCGACGGCCAGCACACGGCGATCGGCGCGGTGACGCACGGCGGCATCGACAATCTCCCCGTTCTCGTGGTCAAGGCAGAAACCCACGAAACTCGCGCCAGCGCTTTTGTTCGACATAACCGCGACCGCATTCAGGTCACGGCGACCCAGCTCCACAACGCTATGGTGGCGGCGGGCGACGAAGACGCGCTGACCATCGCCCAGGTTTGCGAGCGCGCCGGCGTCGTCATTCTGCGCAATCCCCCGCCGTTCGCGAAATTCAAACCAGGCGAAACGCTCGCGGTCAGCACCATCAAATCGCTGGTAAACCGTCGCCACGCCGCCGGCGCTCGCAAGGTCCTCGAGATTTGCCGCGCGGCTGGGGCAGCACCGGTCTCGGCAGACATGATCAAGGCTGTCGAGCATCTTCTCTACGCGAAAGAATATCAGGGCGAGATTGAAGGCGAGCGCATCAGCCTCATCATTTCTGCCAAGGGCTCAACGATCGAGAGCGAGGCCCAGCGCTTCGCGGCCGAGCGCAAGGTGCCGCGTTGGCGGGCTTATGCATCGGTCATTTTCATGAACCGCCGAAAGCCACGGAATGGATGATCTGGTTCGTTGCCAGCAAGAAGAAATCGAGACGCTGCGCGAGCGCCTTAGACAAGCGCTCGCCGCCCTTGCTCCGATGGAGTTCTTTCCGCCGGTCGAATGGGGGCTGACGGCGAGTGAGGCCAGAATATTCGCCCATTTGCGGGCGCGGCCGATCGCAACGAAACAGAGCCTCATGTCCGCCGTCTATGGCGATTGGATTGGCGACATACCGGACGAAAACACGCTCGAATCGCACATCAGCAGGCTGCGCCGGAAAATCGCGACGCACGGTTTCCAGATAAAGGGGGAGAGGTTCATGGGCTATCATCTGGTGAGTGCGGCGCATGGATGATCTTCTCGATATACAGGGCACCGAGATTGAGACCCTTCGGGAGCGGATCCGGCAGCTCGAAGACGCGCTCGCGCCGAGCAACATCCATATTCCAGTCGAGTGGCGTCTCACCGCTTCCGAAGCGAAGGTATTTGCCCACCTGACCACGCGCGACGTAGCAACGAAGCAATCCATCATGCTCGCGATGTACAGCGATAGCGTCGATGTCGAGCCAGAAATCAAGATCGTCGATGTCTTCGTCTGCAAGATGCGGAAGAAGCTCAAGACTTTTGGCGTCGAAATCGCCACGGTATGGGGCACCGGCTACGCCCTTACTGACAGAAATCAATTCATCCAGAAGGGCGAACACCATGCGTAACCAGAAGATTACCGAGCTGCTGCACCAGTATTTCGAACTCGGCGTCGCCGAAGGTCGCGAAGGCCGCAGTTATGATACGGAAGCCGGCGATGCGCAGCGTGTGCTTTCCGAGATCGAGGCAGAGATAGCCGCCCTGTCCGCTGCGGAGCCCGTGGCCGAGATTGTCGCGCAACGTGACGCGCTGATAGCGGCGGGCCTGAAATGCTGTAACGGAACCCCCAATCCGAACCTGCGCCCCTTCGATCTCGCCATGAGCTTCATCGACAGCACGAACACAGCCCGCAGAGCGGCGGATATGCTGTGGCATGAATACAAAGCCGAACTTGACGCCCTACGCGCCGCCCCGCCCGTGCCATCCGTGGCCGTGAAGGCTTTCCAGACAAACAAGGAAATGATCGAGGCGTTTGGCGTAGATCGTGTCCGTGAAGGAAGCCGAATGTGTTTCGAAGCCGATGGCACCGATACGTGGGAGGATTATTACGAGGTGCCATTCCATGCGCTGGCCCGCATTCGCTCCGCCCTCTCCGCACAGGTGCAGGACGTGGCGGGTTGGCAGCTTGTGCCGATAGAGCCGACTTGGGAAATGATGCGGGCGATGTTTGAAGCCATGTTTGAGGCTTCATTCGACGGTACACAGGCTCCAATGGTCGGCGCAGGATATGACGCAGCCATCGCCGCAGCACCCGCAAAACAGGAGGGCTGAGGCATGACCTTCGAAAAAAAAGAAGCGAAATGGCCTTGGCGCGATTTCCTCACTGATGAGGAGAAAGAAGCCTTGGCCAAAGCCGACGCGGCAAAAGCTATTTGGGAGAGCCTCAATCTCCAGCGCGCATCGATCCAAAACCGGGCGATTCAGCGCGCCAAATATGCCGCCTCAAAGCAGGAGGGCGGCCATGACTGATATCGAGCCAATCCACTGCGCCCACTGCGGCCCCGGCAATAGCATGGTCGAGGCCTACGAAGACGACTATGGTTATTGGAAAGTCGGGTGCGGCGCTTGCGGATCGCACTCTGGCACTTTGCATCCCAACCATAAGCCAGACGCTAGGCGGCTCGTCATCGAAAGCTGGAATCGGCGACCTGATGTTGATGAACTGCGCACCCAGCTCGCCACCGTCCTCGAGGACCGCGCCCGGTTCCCCGACAAGCCGGACATGATCGGCAACATGATAAGTGCCCACTACGGCAACCTCAAAGCAAAGGCCGAGGCTGCCGAGGAACATGCTCGTCGCCTCCATCTAGACAAGAAAGTGGCAATACAGAATGCCAGGCGGCAGGCCTTCGAGCTGGCCGCCGGCACCCACCAAACTCGCGTGACCGAGATCCGGAACGATCCTGCCAGCTACAAAAACGGCAAGATCACCAAAAGCGCGAAGCGTGCTTCGGATTTTCACGAACGATCGGCGCAGGTAATTCTCGCCCTGCAGGCTGAGGAGCGATGATGAACGTCGACGACGAGTTCAGCAAAGCGCTGCGTAAACTACCCGTCCCTGTCCCGTGTTTTTCCAATGGGGCATGTTGTCCATGGTGCGGCGCGCTCAACAAGACCGTCACCTTCGGCATGAACAATTGCGTGGAATGCGAAAAGGAATATGCCTTCGGATATCCTGATTGGCACTCCGAGAAAGACCCTATTAGCTGGGTCCCTTTTCCATTCGCCGATTTTAAGGCCTGCGGCAGCCGCGCCGATCTCATTCCAGAGTTCAAGCCGAACGAACGATTGCAGCAAATCTACTTCCAAAAGGCCGAAGAGCACATCGGTCGTTATGCCGACATGACTACGCCAAACTGAGGGATGAACAGATGGCAAAACTCACCGAAGCCAAATTCGCCCAGCTCTGCGCCTACATCGCCACAAACGCCGCGAAGTGGGCTGGCGATGCACTTGAGCTGCCCAAAGATCACCAGCGGCCGGTGGATGCCAAAACGGTGAAACGCTTCACCGATGAGATGCGCGGGCGGCTTGATCGCCTGGACGAACTGGCGGGCGGCTAAGCCGATATCCGTTTTTTCCTCGAGGGGGCCGGGTTCGGCCCCTTTTTGTTGATCCTGACAGGCCCGTTCACAAACTCCTCGAGCGACGGCACGCCTTCCAGCACCAGATCAGCATAGATCTGCGCCAGTTCTTTTCGCCGCTCTATGTGGAGCGCACGATTGTATGCCGCTTCGACTTTATCTTTCGGGGTGTGGGCCAGCATCAAGTCTAAGACGTATCGGTCCTGCGGGAACCGCTCATTCATGATTGAGGAGAACGATGCACGAAAGCCGTGGGGCACATGCTTTTCGTAATAATCTGCCCGGTTCAGGAAATAGCCCATGGCATTTAAGGACATCGGTTGCGTCGGCCGCCGCGGATTCGGAAATACAAATTCGCCCCTGCCAGTCAGACGCCGCAACAAAGCAATAATCTCCATCGCCTGCCGTGGAAGCGGCACAAGATGATCGTAGAGATCGTCTGTTTTCCGATCCAGCTTGAGCTTCATTCGTGACGCAGGGATGCGCCAGACCGGATTGTCCTCGTCCAAATCGTCCCACTCCGCCCAAGGCGTAGCTGCGAGGGTACCAGGTCGCACCGCCGTAACAGCGAGCAGTCTCAGACCCAATTTTACATGAGGCCGCCCAGGCGTTTTACACACATCGGAAAGAAGCTGCCTGACTGCCTCGACAGTGGTCAGAGCTGGACGCCTACCCTTGTGAAGCGGAACCAGTGCGCCCTGCACCACGGCAGCCGGATCGCTCGTCGCTCGACCGGTGGAAATGGCGTAGACGAAGATGGCTGATATACGCTGACGGTGTCGCTTCGCCGTCTCGACAGCACCCCGCTTCTCGATCAGGCGCAGCACACCAAGGACGATCGGCGCGTCGATCGCAGTGATGGGCAGCCCGCCAATGTGGGGCAACACGTCACGCTTGAGCGTTCGCCAGACCTCGTTGGCATGGGCTGGCGCCCAAACAGTGCTGGCAAGGTCGAACCACTCCTTCGCGACAACCGCAAACGTCGCTTCCGCGTCAGAGCGCTGGATCGCCTTTTCAAGCTTTTTCTGTGCGGACGGGTCTTTCCCCGATTTGAGGAACTGGCGCGCCTCGTCCCTCGCACGCCGTGCATCGAGCAAACCCATCTCAGGATAATCACCTATGACGAGCGTCTTTTCCTTGCCGAGAAATTCGTAGCGGTACCGGAAAATTTTGCTACCTGCCTTCGTAACATAGACGTGCAGGCCATTGGTGTCAGAGAGCTTATAAGGCTTGTCCTGCGCCTTCGCTTTTCGAATCGCCGTGTCGGTTAGCACGCCCACCCCATCGATACCCGGTTTTCGCCACCTGATACCCGGTTTGGTACCCGGAAATGACCGGGATAGTACGAAACCTTATGGGAACCAGTGGGAACATATGAACCGGAACTGCTCCGGCACGCAAGGGCCAACAGGAACATATGGGAACATATGCGAAACAAAAGTGGCAGATGGGGTGGGATTCGAACCCACGGTACGCTCTCACGCACGCCGGTTTTCAAGACCGGTTCCTTAAACCACTCGGACACCCATCCTTCGGTGGTGAGGCTTTATAGCGGTTTGAAAATGGCCGTCAATCCCGGCAGTCGCAAGCCGTTGCCGTCCGCCCGCCTGCATATATCCAGTCACTGTCCAGGTGTTGTCGCCGGCGGCAGCAGAGACCCTTCGCCCGCAGGAACCGCGGGGACCTGTTGGGACGAATCAAACAGCGTCAGGCTGAGAACGATTGCGACAAGCACCAGCAAAAGCGCCACGAAGAAGATTCCGGATTTATCCAT